CTAGTCTAGTAATTCTCCATTGTGGTATCTCCTCATAATATCTTCTCCGTATAACTGAGCTTTGTCAGGTTTTGGTACAATTATAGGCTGGTTGGCTTGCTTTTGCGAAACAGCCACTGGAGATGGTGTCTTTTTGTATGGTGTAGTCATTTGAATATGTTTGCCGCGTATTGCTTGACCATATCTGCCTTTATGAATTCCTTTCCAAATTTCTTCGTTGTTGGCTACTGAAGAAACATGATCGTAAATTGCCTGTCTCTGCGTTGTAAGTTTTTCTCGTTGCTCTTTGGAAAGTGATTTATCCGCTAATAATTCATCAAGTCGTGCAATTTCTTTGTTTCCTGCGTCCATTGCATCAAAAGCGTCTTTGATTTCATTCATCGCTTTCATATTAGGGCTATTGTTAACCGCTTGAGAAATCGCATTTTTCTTATGCAAAAAATTAATGTCATTTTGATGTTTTCTGTCTAATAGAATTAGTTCAGCCTCTCGATCTAATGCTTTTTGATCTGCATAGAATTGATTTTTACGCTCGTCTGCTTCTTTTTTCCAGCCCTCATCCGCGACTTTAATCATACCTCCGCCCAATCCATGAGCAATTGAGGCTAAAATACCGCCAAATCCCATTACATACCTCCCGTTTGTGCCTGTTCAAGTGCGGTCGGATTTTCGCCTTTTTGTGCTTGGCGTTGCTGTTCCGCCTCAGATATTTTGTTGATCATGTCGACATATTGTTGCTCTTCTTCCGCTGATAACATGCCATGGCTCATTTCACCAAATTGATCCAACGCTTTAAATAAAACGTCAATCAATACATCATCAAGTTGCTCTTCCGGTACGCCCATTTGTTGTAATAACTGCATGGCAATATCTTTGGCGACCTGTAACATGACTTGTGGGGGGATAGTTTTACCATTTTGTTGTGCTGCTTGAAGATTTGAAACCATTGCGGTTGCAATTAAATCTGCCGTTCCGTCTACCGGTCCTTTTTCGTGAATGCGTTGCTCTGCCGTTTCTGCGATGGCTTGCATTGAGTTTTGCATTAAGAATTGATACATTTGCATCATATTTCCCGTTTGTTCAGTTTGTGGTGGTGTCGCCGTTTGTTGCATTTGCGGTTGTGCATTGGCTTGTTGTGCCATATTATCTAAAATACCCATTGAGTTTTCTCCTGTTGTTTATTTCACAATGACGTTATTCCAAAGATTAGTTAATGCCGGAATAGCATAGTAAGGTAAAGTCGGCTCTTGTGGCTCTTCTTGAGGCTGTAGACGTTTAGTCATATTGTAGAGAATACCTTTATTTGACCCATCTGCTTTGCGTCTTTTCGCATCTTCTTCCCTTGCACGCTTGTACGCCTCCTGTCTTTCTTTTAAAAATTGCCTATTTTCAGGGCTATCAAAATTTTCCAAGGTTTTCTCCAATGCCGAATTATTTTTGTAGGCATCAGCGATGGTAGAGCCTGCCCCCATGGTTAGCCCTTTTGAAGCAATATCGACACCGGTGCCAAGAACAGTCGCTATACCATTACCGAAACTATCAAATGAACGTCTTCTCTTGTCGAAATAATCCTGTCTCTGTGAGAAAGCTTGATCGTACATTGCTTTTTGTTCATCTGTTAATCCTTCTTTGTTGGCTTTACCTACTGCCATATTAGCCAAATCTCCGGCATTAGATGCTGCTATTCCCGCTACTGCTCCGGCTACAGCCCTGCCTAAGCCGCCCCCTACAGCACCGGCAACCGCATTAGCCACTCCGGAGGAAGATATTCCGCCAACCGCATTTCCGGCTATGCTTCGTTGCGTATCTTCTATCCAATCCTTATTCGCTAAGGATTGTACATATCTGTAGTTTTGATAGCTGTTAGCATGTGGATCTTCAGGTGCAATTCGGCTCATCGGTCCCATTTCTCGCTTACCCAACGTTGCTTTTTCTATCGGATGACGAGGTCCGTTTTTATACATTTCAGCATAGTCAATTGGACTATATTGCTTATTTTGGTTTGAGGACAACAAACCATCATCAACATTTTCACCCGTTAGCGTTTTTGATTTGAGATCGGACGGAGAATTAGCTACTAAATTTCGATGGTTTTGTACCGCACTTCCAATCGCACTTTTTCCTTTAGAATAACTGCCGGCATAGTTACTGGAATAACTGCTATAATTATCATCATGGTTTCTATGGCTACCGAATGAACTATAACCGTCCTTTCCTCGAGACCATCTGCTATCATTTTTACCTTTGTAAGATCCGTCATGAATAGCTTTAGCTAAATTGTCCAAACTTTTCGTATCATAGCTATTATTGCGACCTGTATTTCTATCCTTGCTTCTATCTCTATCGCGACTTCTGCCGATCGAACGCCCTGAAGAACTGCTACCGATTGAAAGCCCTGAAGAACTGCTACCGATCGAACGCCCTGAATAAGAAGTGCCACCGCGTGAATGGCTTGAATAAGAACTGCTACCACCGGGATTGGTTGAAAAATTCATAATTTAACCCTCTTTTTTCTCTGAGCGTTTTTTTAACTCAGTTAAAATACCGCCATTCGCCAAATTAGGTGCCTCATCAACCACAAGTCCACCATAGCCTGAGTCCACTTCCGGCACCGCAGAATATTTTGATTGCATTTCATCTTTCAAATTAAGCAATTCACGTTGTTGTCGCATTAAATTTTTATTTTGCTCTTTTTGAAGAAAATAGCCTGCAGTTCCCTGCAATACGCTACCCATTAAATTTGTTGCCGCTTGGTTTTTTTCCATCCAATTAGCCGCTTCTGTAATAGCACCCCATGCTGAATCCCAAAAACTCATATTTTTTTCTCCTCTGTTATTTCATTGTGATTGTCGGTACACCCAATGACGGGAATGCTGCCCAATCCTTTTGTGTCGTCGGAATTTTCTGCATAAATTTACTCATAAAACTCAATTCCGTATCACGACTTGCTTTCAATTGTTCAATGGCTTTTTTCTTATCCTCCTCTTTCATTTGTGTATTATTCAGCACACCGGCAATTTGAGCGTCAAAGTTATTTGTAATTTGCATTGCATAATCAATAGATTTGCCGATTGTATTCGCCGATACTTGAGAGCCTAATTCTTTCATTGCGTTATCATGTGAAAGCTGAGCGTTCAATCTCGCCATATCTGTTTGGTGAGTTCTATCTAAACCGGCTTGCGTTGACGCAAATCGGTTTCTTTCGCTTAATTCTTTCATTGCATTATCATGTGAAAGCTGAGCGTTCAATCTCGCCATATCTGTTTGGTGAGTTCTATCTAAACCGGCTTGTGTTGACGCAAATCGGTTTCTTTCGCTTAATTCTTTCATTGCGTTATCATGTGAAAGCTGAGCGTTCAATCTCGCCATATCTGTTTGGTGAGTTCTATCTAAACCGGCTTGTGTTGACGCAAATCGGTTTCTTTCGCTTAATTCTTTCATTGCGTTATCATGTGAAAGCTGAGCGTTCAATCTCGCCATATCTGTTTGGTGAGTTCTGTCTAAACCGGCTTGTGTTGACGCAAATCGGTTTCTTTCGCTTAATTCTTTCATTGCGTTATCATGTGAAAGCTGAGCGTTCAATCTCGCCATATCTGTTTGGTGAGTTCTGTCTAAACCGGCTTGTGTTGACGCAAATCGGTTTCTTTCGCTTAATTCTTTCATTGCGTTATCATGTGAAAGCTGAGCGTTCAATCTCGCCATATCTGTTTGGTGAGTTCTGTCTAAACCGGCTTGTGTTGACGCAAATCGGTTTTGCGTATCTTGTTGAGCTATCGGCATTGCCACATCAAGCATAGCACGTTGAGCAGACTCAATCCCTATGGTTGAATTTTGCAATCCTCTTTGTGCCGCCATTCGATTACCTTTTTGTGCTGCACTTTTCATTAATAACGAGTTACTGTTAAGGTTGTTCGTTACATTCTGAGCCATTGATGGCATTGGTTGGCTAATGTTTTGAGGTTGTGCGGTCGCAGTGCCTTGTGCAAGCGGTTTTTGCTTGGGCGTTTGCAACCCCTCACTCATCGAATTTAAAATACCCATTATTTGTCCTCTTTTTGTAAAAAACATGTAAAAAAACATGCTAAATTCAGCATGGCAGATAAAACAAAACCGCCCAGCATTAATACTGAGCGGTCTACGTTTTGTTTTGGTTGAATGTTATTGGGCGGTATAATTTATTCCGCCATTGCCCGAAATTCCGCTGAATATTGCTTGCGATCCAATTCCGATTGATAGGCAATTTTGCAATGCGTTCCTTTTTCCCAAAAGAAAATGCCCTCAATAATAAAGTGTATCACTCGCCAACGTTTTTTCGGTTTCTTTGCCAACACCGCCCCACGATAGCAACGACTTGAAAATGTTTCATCAGCCGCACCGCCTAGGGCTGTGTTGAAGAGTTGGTCGAGGGCGATGAGGTTGTGGTAGAGGTAGTTTTTTACTGCGGTGTGTTGAATTGCCATGCTTGCACCTCGTTTTCAATTTTGGTTAATTGTTCCTCATTTTCTGCACTCAAAATGCGGTCTTCGAATTTTTGCCGTTGTCCGATAATCACACCGACCAGCACAGCAAAGTGGGCGGATTTTTCCAGGACTTTTTGCACTAACACCTCAAAGGGCAAGCCACGTTGTTCCGCGATTTGGCGTAACATGGGTGCTGGTGCCTCGGGGTTGGCTTGATAGGCTAGTGCTTCTTTTTCTTGGCGGTAAAACGACTCGATTTCCGTTTGTGGGTAGCCTTTGAGCAGGACGTCTTTGAAACTGTCGGCTTTGGTTGCGATGTGGGCGATGAGTTCTTCTTGGCGTTGTTTAAATAATTCCGCCATGCGTTCTTCATCTACCACCCATTGTGAGCCGTCCCACCGCACGGGCTTGCCTTCCTCAAATTCTACGTCATCGGGGATGAGCTGTTGCCCATCGGCGGTTTCAAAACGGGCATAGCTCCATCCCACTATACGTCCTTTTTCGTCGATAATGTTAAATCCCATGGTTGCTCCTTAAAATGGTTGTTTTCTTGCTCTTGGTATCAACGAAGAGCAGTTGGATTTTTAGCCTAGGATGGGCTTTAGTCCATCCTAGGACGTATGAAATACGTCCCTACATTCGATATTGCATAGGTTAATCAGGCGGACACCAAAGTTCGCAGTAGACATATCCATCACCTTGTTCAGTAAAGGTGCAACCGTTGAAGCTGACGGCAAATCCATAATTGCTAGGATCTATTCTTGAAGGCCTTGATGCATCTCTCCCAGTAGCAGCAAAATGACCATTTTTGTGAATAAGTGTAGTCTCACCAAATCTATTTGGTTCGCCAAAAAAACCATATTTACCTAACATCGCAAACACCAACCCAGGTGGGTTTGCTACGGCATTGTTTGCGTTTGAAACATTATCTTGAGATTGTCTAGATATTTCTTTCCAATTCGTCTTAACCATTTCCCATAACTCACGTTTGATATTTTGAAATACAGTATTATTTTTCATAAACGTCTTTCTTGCTGTGGCTGATTTCACGACCACACTCATGGCAGTGGAGCTTTTGGCTACCGCATTCATGGCAGTTGGGCTGTTGGCTAGCGCATTCATGGCAGTGGAGCTGTTTAATACCGCATTCATGGCAGTTGGGCTGTTTAATACCGCATTCATGGCAGTTGGGCTGTTGGCTAGCGCATTCATGGCAGTGGAGCTGTTTAATACCGCATTCATGGCAGTTGGGCTGTTTAATACCGCATTCATGGCAGTTGGGCTGTTGGCTAGCGCATTCATGGCAGTGGAGCTGTTTAATACCGCACTCATGGCGGTTGGGCTTTTGGCTAACGCATTCATGGCTAAAATGTCTTGTGTGGCGAGGTTAAATGCGGATTGATTGGCGGAAAGCCATGCACTTTTATCTGAGGCTTGTTCCAGTTCGGTGATTTTATATATAAACTTGATAGCACCATCACCGCCGATATCTTTCCATTCCGTCCATTTTGAGCCGTTAAAAAACCGTGTTTTGACTTTTGTATCATTGGCTTTGTGGGCGATTTGTCGCACGGCGGTAGGGTTTCCACCGCTGATAACTTCAATATGCCACGCTTCATTATTGGAGTTGTCGGGTAAATTCTGACCTTGTGCAAAGTAATAATGCCCATCGGTTTTGTAATCATTTAAATCGCCCGAGCCTGTTTTAACCTGAAAATCGGTAATGCCATATCCCGCTAGTGTGGTTTTTGGCGATTGTTTGCTTTCAGCCAGCCTTTTTGCCTGTTGGGCTTGTCTTTTAGCTTCAGTTGCCTCCGTTTTAGCCTGTTGAGCCTGTCTGTTAGCTTCAGTTGCCTCCGTTTTAGCCTGTTGGGCTTGTCTGTTAGCTTTAGTTGCCTCCGTTTTAGCCTTTTCCGCCCTGTCATAAGCGGTTTTGACCGAAAAAGCACTGGCTAAATTTGTCTCTGAGCTGTCGTTAACATCTTTGCTGATAGGGACGTTATCAATAAATTGCCAATCTTTACGTCCTTCTGCGGTCGCTTTGACTTTTTCAGCGTATTTTTCTGCTTCTAGAGCATAATGGTAAGCAGAGTATTTGTCCTCTTGTACTATTTGGTTTTGAGGATTGGACGCCCATTTTTTTGCCAAATTTTCCGCTTGTGTGGCTTGAATTGCTGATTGTTGAACGGTTTTGATTGAAGATGTTGCAATTCTTTCCGCATTTTCAGCTTTCGTTTTAGCCTGTTGAGCCTGTCTGTTAGCTTCAGTTGCCTCCGTTTTAGCCTGTTGGGCTTGTCTGTTAACTTCAGTTGCTTGTGTGGCAGATTGGCTTGCCTCTGTTTTGGCTTGTTGGGCTTGTGTGGCAGATTGGCTTGCCTCTGTTTTAGCCTGTTGAGCCTGTCTGTTAGCTTTAGTTGCTTGTGTGGCAGATTGGCTCGCCTCTGTTTTGGCTTGTTGGGCTTGTGTGGCAGATTGGCTTGCCTCTGTTTTGGCTTGTTGGGCTTGTCTGTTAGCTTCAGTTGCCTCCGTTTTAGCCTGTTGAGCCTGTCTGTTAGCTTTAGTTGCTTGTGTGGCAGATTGGCTCGCCTCTGTTTTGGCTTGTTGGGCTTGTTCATTGGATTGGATAGCTAAGCGGGTATTTTGCTCCGTTGTTGCGTTGTTGTCTGTAACTTGTTGAGCAAGCTCTGTCACTTTATCCCTCGCCGCATAAACCGATTGTTCCGCCGTTTTTAACAAATGTAAGGGTACAGGGTGGTTATCCTGTGTCGGGTCGGGAATAACAGGGCTTTCCGCAAAACCTAAGCCATCATCTCGCATAGCGGGAATTTTTTCAAAACTCGCTTGGATTGCATCAAATTCATCTGATACCGCTTTTCCGTCAGCACGAGTATAGGGTGCAAAATCATGAGTTCTTTTGTACCAATTTCTGAGTTTGTTAGACACGATGAAATCTCCTTAAAATATAGTTTAACACTAAGCCGCTCAGTTCAAATTGAGGGGCGTATAAATCCGAACCGGCAAAAGATAAAGATAGGTTTCGACTGTAACCCGATAAATAAAGTACGGGGGTAGAATATTCCTGAGTAGACCATAAAAAGTCGTTCCAATAACTTTCGTTCCAACGTCCACCATGACCGATAACAGATAACTCCCGTGCAAGATTTACTGCATGAAAATCAGCGTTATAATCCAAATCGGAACGATATTGCACAGACAAAACACCCTGTGCGGTAGCTTGTAACTCCGCACTTTTCCAGCTCTTAATATGCACAGGCGAACCGCAGTGATTAAATGCCATTTTCACTGTCCATTCAATCGGCTTGCCTGCAAAAGAAAAACAGTCATCCGATTGACGATAGACTTTGCCGTCATCAAAAGCTAAAAACGTATTATGATGAGATTGCCATACGCCTTTTAGTTTTTCGGGATAAGTGAAATAGGTGCTTTTTGTACTGCCGTCCGGTTGTAACATCATGCAAATATGAAACGCATTCTCCGAATAAAACCGCACTTGGTTTGCTTTGGCTTTTGTGGAAGAAAAGACAATATTATTTTCAATGGGTTTGAAACCCAATTTGCGACCGGAGTCTGTTTCACTTAATTTAAAATCGCCAAATTGCTCCGTTGCATCGACACGAATAATACCATGTCGACTAATGGCAATCGGAATAAAGGTTGCTTGTAGCGTACCTGATTTAATCCCCACCTTGGCAATATCTTTTAATACCCAGTCATCACGTGTTGAGCCATAAAGTGCGGTGGTTTTATGGCGACAACCGATTAACAGTACGCCCCCTGTGGTAGAAGACAGTGCTGTGATTTCATCGCCTACACCAAAATGTTCCGACCCGAGCAATACTGCCCAATGCGTAGGTTTGCCCACTAAAGAATGCCCGAATTGTCCCCCTGAAAAGGCGATAAATAAATGGTTACGATGTGCAACAATATATTGAGGATTTTCCGCTTGGGTTATAATCGGTACGATAATACCATCAGGACGAACTTCAATTACCTGCTCACCGTTACAACCGTAAGCATAAGCCGTTTCTGTCCCACCATAAAAATTATGATAAATAAATGTCCACGCCTTTTCCTTTGTCAATCTGACCGCTTCACAGCTTTTCACCTTAGCCGCAACACTACCGTTAATATGAATTTCCGCCGCAGGTAAAAGAGCAGTATTGACCACAAGATGACCGCTACTATCATCAGCCGACAACACGGCAGAAAATACGTTTCCTTGTTTTTCCCCGGAAGTAAACTTCACACCGTCAATAAATTCGTTTGGCTTGCTGATGTCTTTAAGCTCAACAAAATAAGTGGCAGGTGCAGATTGCCAACCTGTTTTGGTCGCTAAAAAAACCTCACAAGCATTTTCCCCATCTCGAAATGCGATAATTTGCTCGTTAAGTTCAACAACACCACGCAAGGCATTTTCACCCGGTACCGCTTGCACATTGTCCACTCCCGCTTGAAACGCCAGTGCTTGGTAATGTTGCCATTGTTTGACCTCTCCTGCATTCAAAAAAGTCTTTGAGATGGTTTGATAGGTTTGCCTATCAAGGTCAAAGGTTGTACCGACATCAACCTCAAACTGTCCCGAAACGGCAAAGGTTAAACAACGTTCATTCACTGCTAACACATAACAAGTGCGGTCATTTAACAAAAACTGTTTTCCGACCGCACTTTGTGGAACATCGTGATTAACGTTCACATGAAAATGGTTCATTAAAGAGGGGGTAGTCATACCGTCTAAACATTCATACCCCTCAATACGAGAAAATCCGCCACCGTAATTAGGTTGTACATTTAACGCAATAATAGCTTCACTATTTGCTTTAACAATGGGCGGTGTGGTTAAATCCATACCCCCACTTATCGCAACAAACTGTGATTGAATTTGCGGTAGTTTCATTGGAACTCCTGAAAATAGGCAAGAAAAAACCCCGAACAAGTCGGGGTTTTTTGACAAATTAGTTTAAGCGTTACCGAGTTGAATAAAATCATCAATGCGTTTTCGGATTGCTTTCATTCGTTGCTGAACATACTTTTCAGCGGCAGTGCCAAAAAGAGTATCATGATCGACCATAAAACGAATAGTAACTTTACTTAATTCGGGTTCGTCTTCCTTGTCAAATGTAATAACAAGCAATGGATCATTTTCTTTGTAGTCCAAACGGACGTGATACAGTCCAAGATAGTAAGGGGAAGAACCATAAGCAAGCCTGCTGTCTTTTGCTCGCCCAAATACTCTCTCTTTATTTTCTGTGTAAATTTCAATGAACTTTTGCGTATTCCATAATGAAATCAACTCAGATAAATTATCCGCATACTCAGCAATATCTTCTTGGCTAAAACCTAGCGATAAACTAATTTCAGTAAAGAGATGATGAATTTCTGCAAAATCAATATGTTTTCTTTCTATCATTGCACTGTTTTAAGCGTTGCGCCTGTTGAGAAAATACCTGTAAAACGGCTTTTTTTACGTCATCTTTCCGTTGAGATTGGATCGCTGTTCCACCAATTAGGCGTGAGCGATCAACAATTTCCCGAATGTAGGGAGCATTAGGATTTGACATAAAAACCTCAAATAAAATGGAATAATATGGCTATTCTAAAATAATCAACATAGCTTGTCTACCTACCCACTTTCACCGTCGGCAAAAAGTCCCGACAAAGTAAATGGAGATATTTGTCCCATTCTTGCTGTCCTCGCAATATCAATTCTTGTGCATTTTGTGAAATGGCTTTGGATTGCATCGCATAAAATACGATTGCAAGATGATATTGTGCAGGAATGAACGGCGTATCAACAGTGTTTTCAAGTATCTGTAATTTATCAGGGCTAAAGCCTTGTTGCCAAAACTGAACCGCCCAAGGGCGACATTGTTGTATATCAAGCCATGCTTCTCTTATGGCGTTAACATACTCTAAATTTCGCCCTCGTTGTCCCGTTACTTGTGCAGGTCCTTCACCGGAATCATTCATTTCTTGGCGTAAACGTTGAGCCAACGCTAAAAAATTCATGATTCATAACCTAATAAAGTCACATGATAGCGAGGACTGAAACCTTCTGTTAGTGAGCCGTCTTTTTCTTGCGTAAAGGTTTGATCGCCAGCTTTTGATAATAAAACATACACCGCCTCAGGCACAACAACTTCTACACCTCGTTTAATCAATGCGTCCCAATCATTAATAGACACATAAACATCACTGCGATCTTGCTCAGTTTCTGCAATTTTAATCCGCACTTTTCGTTGCTTTTCTAAAGGTAATTCAAGGTTATTCACAGGAGCGGTATGCTCTGCCACGTCTTTATTTGGACGCACGAATCCGTTTTCCTCTTCAAACGCTAAAATTGCTTCAATTAGTTCTTTTTTGCTACCGCTTTTTTCAATACCGCAGTGTTCACGTAAATGTGTTTTTAATTGTTCTACTGTCGAATTAAATGAAATAAATGGATAAGACATAATAATTTCCTCATAAAGAATAAAGCCCCACTTTTACATGGGGCTACTTGTGATAATTGGGTTAAAGTTTTTTAGCGGCACATTCAATACGGACGAGCCAAGCCTCATTGAGGACTTTTCCTGCCCACCACATTTTCCAACCCACCGAGCCGGTTTGCCCTAACTCATCGCCTTTTTCAGGTTTACCCGGATTGCGAATCAGCATATCTGCCGATTCCTTGCCTTTTAACGGACAGGTAGCAAAGGCGTCTTGACCAAAGATAACAATGTTATACACGTCAGCTTTTGAACCGCTTTTCGATACTACATCGCTTGATGCTGCTCCCGCATCTTCTTGTGGGGTAAACAATGGCGAGGTAATGAAACGAATATTTTCTACCGTACCAAACTCTTGCGGAACAATCGGTGAACGAGAACCATATTCAGCCACCGGTGTAAAACCGGCAAGTGCACGAATATCCGCCTCCAAGTCAGTATGACAAACCGCAATATAAGATGCCTCAATCGGTTTCGTACCATATTTAATAGACGCATCTAAAATGGAGGTTTTTTTCTTCGCACGGTTTTTCTGTAATTTACGCACCGCAGCACGAATGTGATTAATACTTACTACATCTTTTACTGTGTTTGTTGCTGTACCGGTTGAATAAATGACATTCGTTCCCGCTTTCAAAATACCCCATGTCAACATTTCGGCAGTTTCTGCCGCTTGTTCACCGGAAAGCATAGTAATGTCTTTTAACACCGGATCTTCGTGCGTATCTTCAATTACATCGGTAATTTCCGTCCATGCACCATATTGTTTCAAGGACACCTCGACATCTTCATACGCCATTTTTTGCTGAGTAGGGCGTACACCTTCCTCTAATGCATTAAGTGCGGTAGCAAATGGCTTAGGACGACGGAATTTGATGGTTTGACTTTTGTTTTTTGGAATAGGCTTAGTTTGCCCCAATTTGTTTAACACCAAAATCGGCTCTGCATGATTAAGCATTTGAGCTGCCGCATACACTGTAGTACGTGGGCTAATATCAGAATATTTTGTCATTGTAGTCATAAAATTTTTCCTCTTTTAAGATGAACTAATAACGTGACCGCTGCTTGTCAAGTTGTGCGGCGATCTGATTGAAATAAACATCCTCGTCCACCTCTTCCCCACCTTTAGGAACGGTTCGCCCACTTGGTAAAGAAAGGGCGGAGAGTTGCTGATTTTGTTTTGCTTTACGAACTTCATTTGCGGAAATGTTTTTTTTGTATTCACTCAACAGATAAATAGCGTCATCCACTTCATCAGAATTGAACAAGGCTTGAATACCTACTGGCTGGCGTTGTAACCATGTAGCAAAATGCGGATTGTTTAAAATTTGCTCCGCATCAGGCACAATTTGGCTAACATAGTTGATACTGTTCTCCAGTTGTTGTTGAGCAAGATCTTGCATTTCGGCTTGTGCTAGCTGTTCAAGCGGTCGAGTATATTCAGCAAGCTGTCTATCTTGATGTTCGGCAAATTTGCGGAACATTTTAGCAAATTCAGGATAGTCATCTTCTAACGCCTTTAACTCATCATTTAACTGCGGTTTTGCATATGAATGCTCTTGTTTTAAGCGTTCGATTTCAGCTTGTGCTTGCTGATATTTCTTTGTCAACGCCCCAACACGCCCATTTTGTGAACGGGCTTGATGTTGGTAACGTTGGTTATCTGCTTGCAATTTGCGGAAATTCTCTTTCACTTCATCTGTGGCAGATTGCAACCAATCGGGCAAATCGTCCTGTTCAACCTTTTCTTGTTGTTCAGGTTCGGATTCAAGCTGATCAGGCTTGTCCTTTTCGGTTTTCTCGGCATCAGATGGCAAACTGTCAGCAGTCAGTTCACCTGTTTCGAGCGATTTCGCGGCTTCATCAAAAGCGGCATCTTCGTTGAACTCATGGTGTTCTTGATTTTCCATTGTTTTCTCCTAAAGCGGCATAAAGCGGCTTATTGAATGGTTAAAAATAAAAAACCTACCGCACTTGGTGGGTAGGTTCAGTTTGAATGAATATTTAGTAAAGCGATTAATTCCTGCAACTCTTTAATTTGCCCTCGCAAAATATTATATTGCTGGGCATTTAATCCCTCGTTACTTAAATCTTGTTGATATTCTTTTACTCGCCGAGTAAAAAAAGTGTTTAATTGCTCTTTTTCAAGCTCACTGGACAAATTAATCATGTTTTTTCCCCAATAAAAAACCGAGTTACATTGAAAATATAACTCGGCAATTTCTGCAAAATATCAGGCAACTATATCTTATGTCGCTTTATGAATGCTACAAGTTAAAAGAGATTGTCTTTCCTGTTGGAAGTTGAACAGATAAATTCAACACTCCACCCATGGCTTCCACATAACGTTTCACCGATGAAAGCCGCACATCATTTCCTCGTTTCTCCAAAGCAACAACTGAGGGTTGTTTGATATTCATTGCTTGTGCGATTTGTTGTTGTGAGATTTCCAGCACTTCACGAATACGATAAAGTTGTAGCTCCATTCTCATTTCTTGAGCCATTTCTTTCACCTTGTTCTGTTGTTCCGGCGGTAATTCTGCCATCAATGCTTTAAAGTTTTTGCTCATTTTGCTACTCCTGCTCTAATTGTGAAAGGTAGTGTTCATAAGTTTGTTCAGCAAGGGCTATCATCGTTTTTTGACATCCTCCCCGCCTAAAGGCAGGGGATTCCTACCAGCTCCCATTGCAAGCAATGGACTACTCTCGGAGGGTTTCTGCTGCTGACCGCCAATGCGGTTCACTTCACAGACGCTTCGGGTATGTCCTACCCTGATTATGCCGTCATTGAGAGTCTAAAGCGACCTCTGTTAGCAGTAAGAAGTATATCATATTTGTGCCTTATATCCACGACCTAAAGGACGGGGTTTTACGGCACGATTAGATAAATCCTCTTGTTTTAGCGTTTTAAACCACTCCAAAACAGGATCTTGCAAAATCACATTCCACTCTTGTTGCATTACATTGCCTATTTATCTTTTTTATAGATTTTAATCTATTAAAAAGAAATGAGCAAGTCATTATTACACGCCGAAAAAGCCTGTTTAACACAGGCTTTATTTGCTTTTTTTACAGGTCAATAACTGCTTAACCCTACCATTTGGCGATAACCTGACAGCAGTTTTTTCTGTACCGAGTTTACCGCTTCATTGTAGCGTTTGAGGCGTTGCTCATAAGCATGTGCACTAATTTTTCCCGCTCTTAACTGTTTGGTGAGTTGTGCCTTTTCACTGCGTAATTTGCCCATAGTTCGCAAGTTATGCTCATGCCATTTGATTAACTCTTGGCGTTCAGGCGTTAGCCATTCCCTATCCAATTGTTTATTGAGTTTTCGATAAGCATACTCCTTAGCAACTTGTTGTGCTTCTTCGCTCGCTTCATAATAACGAGATTGCACCGCAAATTCATTACCTGCACCATACAACTGATTAATGAACAATGTTCTCGTGTTACGCCCCAATTGCTCACGGTTCGGATTTTCCACAAGCCACGTATTCAGCTCCTTCAATGAACCTAACATACCACTATATCCATCAAACAAATTCTTAATTTGTTCAGGGTGCATATCAAGACCTAAGGTTTGTTGAATATCAATCGCTAAATCCTTCCAAAATTGTGCGGTCGTCGACTTGGATTGTTCAGCCTTGAGTTTGTCTTGGCGAACAAAATTTGTGGTGATTTGACTACCAAAAGCAGAACGATTTAACGCATTTTGCATAAGCGGTTGTAAAATGCTCGGCGTAAAGGTTAAGGCTAATTTTTCCAACGGGTATTTCAATGCGGAAATTTCCGATGGCGAAACCGGTGCAAAGGTTTTTGTGGCATGGGTAACCATATTCACCCCCGCTTCCATAAAGGAAATATCAGACACCGCACCTTTCACAATATTTGTGGCAAAATTCCACGCCATTTGAGGCATACCAAACCCCACAGGAAGTTTAATATAATTTCCATTGCCTATTGGAATAGGGATAAAACGTGTAATATCACCCAGCTGATCCATTTTATTCCCTGCCTCGTCCTCATCATCCATAGAACGCAAGAGGCTATAAAGTGCCATCATTCCTGCGGTATACGTCAGAAAACGTATTTGCCCTTTCTTCGTTGAAAGATAACGAATTAAGTTCGCCGCTCCCATGACTGTAGGTTGAGAGAACATATACAAGGCTTTAATACCTCGCATTTTCGAACCTGTCTTACGAAAGTTAGTCAGTTCTAATGTTGTTGCGGCTGCTTGTTTACTATCAACGCCATTATCCACTAACGCCTTGTAAGCAGAAAGTGCGGAAACCATATCGAAAGTTTGATTATAACTTTCAATCACGCCCATTGCCTTGTCTATTTTACTCCCCAGCACGCTATTTTCTCGCTTAATGCGTTTGAGTAAATCCGCTTCTGTGCGTTCGAGATAAGTACCATATGTTGAAATCGCCCCTTCTTTGAGTAGCTGTTTCAATAGCTTTTCTTCTAACACACTATCACGCAATTCTTGCCCAAAAGCAAAGCGTTTCGTTGCTGCCCAAATAGCAGGATTTGTTAGGGGTGAAAGTGCAGTCGCTCTTCCGATTTGATCCATTTTATCGCTACTGAGCAATTTACCTTGTCTGTCATATACTTTTTGCACACGAATAAATTCGGATTTTTCCCATGTATCCCTCAGCATATTAATCGGAGCAAATGCCAATGACCACTGCGTTACTCCTCTTGCATACCAACGAGTAGGTTTAGATAAGACGTTAAGAAAATCATTTGCTTGTTCCACATTATCATTTTTCAGGGCAGCAATGACGTTATTCGGCAAACTGTACTCATAATACACACCGCCACGTCTCGCAATTAACACATTATCGCTACTGCGTGTCAGTCCTTGCATTTTCTGTTTGCCAATCCCTAAATTTTGACCGGCTAGGCGTTGTGCTTCCACATTGCTATAGCCTTGCTGTTCAAGCAAACTCACTTCCGTTTCAAGCAACGCATCAAGTTTCCCTTTAAATTCAGACCACCCTGCATAAGTCGTCGATTTCCCTACCGCTTTCCAAATTGCGTCAATAGCATCTTCCGCCTCAGAATTTGTCCGCCCTTTTAAGGTTTTATCCTTGGCAATATTCAACGAATTTGCCCCAGCACCTGCGATAAAATCCATGTCGTCTAATTGTGCATTCGGATCGCCTGTCAACGGCACATAATGACGGTTCGCTTTAAATTGCTGATATTCAGTGTCTGTTAAGCGACCGCTCTTATAATCAATTTCTAACCGTGCTTGGTTTAACTCCGCAATTAAATCACCAATTGCCGTTAAATCCCTAAGCGAAATATCACGCTCAATATTACGCATAATTTCTTTGGCTTCAGGAATAGACCAACCGCCGGCAACTCCTGCTTTAAAGTGCTTGTTGTTAAAGTCTTTATTCCATACTGCCGCTTTACGGTCAAGATAGTGTTTTTCCGCTGAATTAAAGGCATTTTTTGCCTTGCGAATATCTTCTACTGTCCCATTGATTTTTGCGTCATCTAAGGCTTTTTGAGCCTCTTGCATAGCTTTTTCATCAATGCTCAATAGCTCCATATTCTTTTCAATGGAATAACGTGCTGAAACCCAAAAACCGGCTTTTCTTTTTGCCGTTTCTTCGTTGATTTTACCCTGCGACCGTTTAGCAATTTCTGCAATTTTCGACAAAATCGGATTCAAATAATGAACCTCAAACTCGGAATTTAAGGCATCACGTCTTCCTTTTGCTGTATACATTGCGTCTTTTAAACGTCGTTTTTCATGGTCTCGACCACTTTTATTGCTGGTATGATCGCTAAACTGCATGTTGTCTATCCAATCATTTACCGGTCTTAAGCTATCAGCAAACCATTCGTCCAATTTTGCCGTTCCTTGATGAAAAGTTTCTTTCAAGGCTTGAAGCGTGCTGAACTTATCCGTCCATTTTGGTGCTTGAATATTTCCACCACGAGAAAGTTCCAATACGGAAATATTATCGCCTGATTGATAGGTGCTTGAACGAGACAAACGAAAGTTTTTTGAATTGCTTTCTTCTACAGATTGCACTAAACTGTATACATCTCCAGCGGAGCGGATCGTTCTAGGTTCAACATTATCTTGTTGTAACATCTCGCCGACCCATTGAGCCGCTGGAGTGTTTTCATTCAGTTCCACAGCTTCTATCGTGTATAAACGATTTGGTCTATCAACCTGAGCAGTTTCTTTCACTGTCAATTTGACTAGTTGTTTACCTTCACCTGTATTTAAGACCGCAAACAAACGGTGAATTGCCGAAATATTGCTGTCATTATTCCGATCGGGTTTACTCCATCCATATAAAGCGTTTTCATACAATTTATCTGCATTTGCTACCGCTAAAGAATGAATTTCAGGGGAAATAGATTTATTCACCGCTTTTGCACTCAGCATTTTATCAAGGCTGTTTCTTGATACTGTTGCTCTAACACCAGATTGTTTATTTACCAACTCTTTTCCCTGAAATGTTTTAGCTTGTTCTCTAGCTTCAGAAAATGTGTAAGCTTTACGTTCAGGTTTGATTTCTGCTTTAGCAAAACTTGAATTTGGATCTTCATTTAATGAATAACGTGTATTATTATCCGCTTCATTTATATCACCACCCGCACTTTGTTGAATGTCTTTCAACAAATTAAGCAACTCATCATGACTAAAACGATTTGCTTTTTCACGTCCGAAAAGTTTTACCATAAACGCTCGAATGCGTTCTGCGGTAATTCTAAACCAAGATTTTAGGCTTATTTCTCTACCACGAGGAACAACTAGACCATAACGGCTTTTTAACTCTTCCATTTTGCCTGTGGTATAAGCAGCGTGCAGTTCCGCTATCGCTTCTTCTACCGCCAAAGTACGATTATTTCGAAGTTCTACACGGTCTTTTTGAAGTGCGGTTGCTAAATCTCGCACTGTCGTATTTCGGTCTGCTTGTTCCATCAAGGCTTGGAAGTCTTTTCCATACCGCACTTGTAGTCCTCGGTGTGCCAGCTCATGCCACGCTACCCATTTTAAACGCTCTTCACGTGTTAAAATGTCATTGGCTCGAATATTGTCGGCAATAATAACAATCTTACCTGTTTGGGTATTGTAAGCCGCTTCAATTGTCGGGTCGTTAATACCTAATTCAGAAGAATGGGCAATGTCAAAATGCGTTGATAGTCCTTTTCCTACAGCTTCTGCAATTTGGGATTTTTCTTGGCTAAAGTCGAAAGATTTAGTCTGTTGTTGCAAAATCTGCAAAAGGCGTTTATCATTGATTTCACCTAAGGCAATTTGTTGTTGAGGCACCCCTGATTTGTTATCAGAGTGGCGAGCTTCCAATAATTTGCCTTTTTCTATTTTAGTTAGCTTGTGATCGTAATAACGATCGCCATAAGGTGAAATACCTACCGCAGCTTTAACAGTATAATCAACACCATCAATTTTTAACCCTGCAACATAATATTCATATGCATTGATATGTGGATTTTTAACGTCTTCATTAGGCAACGTATCAATATAAATCGCATTTTCAATAATCTGCGGAATTGCTGCGATACTTTGTAAATGCTCAATATCCTTATAATCGTGTTGTAAAATCTCTTTTACGCCACCCGCCCCTAATTCAATCGCTTTGCCAGTATCCTTATTCACATAAGAGCCACGCAAAGATTTGCCATATTCCAACGCATTGCGTTTATATTGGCGTAAGTCATCGCTTGGTTGAATTTCCTTCCCTGTAATCTCAATTGGTTTAGCTTGACGCAGTTTTTCCAAACGTTCGGGTTTATAAGTCGCCCGACTGAATAATACATCGCCGTTGTGCAATATGTCTAATTCATTTGAGGCTTGTTTAATGATTTCCGCTCTTGCATTTGGATTGCCCCGATCGTATTCATACAACGCTAAACCGGCTTGTTCCAATACTTGGCGAACATCAGGAGTTAAATCTTGAGGAATAACCGCACCTTTAAAGTCGCTAAACTGGCTAATGTCTTTCGCTTTGCCTTCAAAATATTCTGTCGGCATTGTCTCCAATTTAGTTAAAAAATCGGCAATAAGCTGTCTATTTTGGGGTGTATTCTCAATCTTTGCAGAATGAAATGCAGAGGAAACGCCATCATTTACGACTTGAAATAACACTTCATCAATATTCCAGCTGCTCATCCCTAAGTGTTCGGCAAGTTTGTCTTTTTCCACTTCAATCTCGTCTTTGACCTTTTTAAAATCAGAGTGAGAAACCAAGCTAACTTTGTTGTCTTGAATTTCGCTAATCGACTTAAATTGAGGTGTGACTTTTGAACGAAGTGTTGATAAGCCATAATTGATCGATTCTCCGCCACGAACCTCTTTCTTGAGTTTTTTAACCACATTCTCAAGAGTATGAGCCATGTAGGTTGCTTTACCGTCACGGTTTTCCCCTTTGCGGATTTTTTCTTTTGCTACAAATTGAGTGGCAATATTTTCGATGTACTGATTAAATGCAGGCTTATGTTGTTCCACTGCTTTCCGCATAGCCGATTTTGTTGCAGGAACATCTAACTTTTGACGCTCTGTTCGATTGTTTAATGCCTCGGTTAAGCGGGGAACGACATATTCTCTTAATGCTTTCAAATCCCCGTTTAAGGAATTTTCCGCCAGTAATAATATTCTTCTCGCTAATGGTGAGGTTGCTCGTTTTAATCGTTGAATATCCTCTTGAATAAATTCACGCAGTAACACTTCGTGTTGTGAAATAAGTTGATCACTCTTTAAATCACTTCCCGTTAAACCCAGTTCACTCGCTTTTTTCACCGCCTGAAAATCGGCGTAATTACTTTTTGTGATTGTTCGATAAACCGGCTCGTACTCAATGCCGTTTTCTTTCAGAAATTGATGCTTAACCGCATCACTCTCTAATAATGCTTTTCTTACACCGGTCTGACTTAACCCTTGATTAAAATTATAATCAAATTCAAAGTCCTCAATGTCTTTTGCCGATTGTGCAAATAATGCTCGCAATGTTTGTTTATCACTGTCTTTATATTCATAGTGAACATTCGGATAGCGTGGGCTGTAAATATCTGCACCAAACACGCTTGCCTTGTTTTTGCCTTTCGGGTCGACATAATGACGATCGCCGATTAATGTAATGTCGCCAAAATTCATCACTGGAGTATCTTGTTTTGTAACCGCCACTGACGCATAAGGCAATCCGCCCATTTTTTGAGCGTGTAACACCCCCTCAGGGCTGATATTATGCGTTACCATCAAATCCCGCACATAACCCGACGGGGTAGACCGACTGAACTTGACATCTTCTAGGAATGGATCTAAATTTACACCGCTCTCTGCTTGAACCGCACTTTCTGCTTGAGTAGCCTCAGTACCAAACTTTGGGGCGGTTTTTGCCTGTGTCCAGTAGTCTACTCTTGCCTGTGTATCCGCCAGTTTTGCATTATAGGCTTGCTTTTCTGCTAAACTTTTTTGCAAATCTGTCCCCATTTTAAATGGGTTTGCTTGAAGTTTTTGTAAATCTGCTGTCGCTTGTTGCAAGTTGGCTTCTAGAAAATCATTAAAATCATTTTCATCTAAACCATGCTGGATAAATTCAGCCTGAATATCGGCTAAATTGCGTTGATGGTAAGGTGTATCGGTTACTGTTTGAACTTGCTCTGCTTGTTGTTTTTCTGCTTGAGCTTGTGTTTCCCCTCTTAATTCCGCTTCAATTTGTTCTCTACGTCTTGCTTTTTCAACCGCTTGTAAACCAAGTTGATTTAATGTCTGTATTCTTTGTGGCGAAATCAGTTCATCTAAATCATTGGCAATTTTGTTATAGGCTTCTACTTGATAACGAATTTGTGCATCCACTCGTTCATCACCCGTATTCACCGCTTCTAAAAGGCGTTTTTTCTCACGGTTCATGGTTCTGCGATGAGACATAGCTTCATAGCCACCTGTCATACCCCCGAACCCTGCACCTAATACCATGCCATCAGCAATATTTTCACTCATGCCCTCAGTTAAACTGCGGTCACTATCGTAATAATCTCTTGCTGTGTCATTGATGGCATATTGTTCAGCCGCACCTTGTAAGCCTTCCGTTGCAGATTCAATAAATGCCCCTTTTAATACGCCACCTTTGACACTTTGTGTCGGTTTGCCCAGCCATTTATTTACCTTTGGTAGACCCCAAAGACCACCCCCTAAACCACCAACAGCATTAGCAGTAATATCTGCGGCAATCGCAAGAGGATTGAGTATCGCATCTCGTCCGACCTTGTTGTAATACTGCTGTCTTGCTTGTTCAAAAATTTCATGGTCGGAAAGTGTTTGCCCTTCATCACTCTCTTTTAAATCCCAATACGCAATACGAAAGTCATTATGTTGAGCTAGGTCATTATCGCTAATTTGCGATAATTCCTCTCGGACTTGATTTGCACGATTACCCGCCGACATAGCAGAGGCGATCGCAGTGTAGGCAATGGTTTTGTGGTATTGAGCGGGAATACCGAAACGGCTTGCTTGTTTTACCGCCGCTTTCCCTACTTGGTCTGCGACTTCTTTGCTGAAATATTTTCCGGCAAGTTTACCGCCTGCTTTTATTCCTGTTGTCGCAAGTTTACCCGCTCCCATGGTGAGAACCGTATCAATGTTTTCACCGAGCAATGCTCCCAAATTGCCCGCCCACCAATACATATTGAGTAAACCTTTGCCTTCTCCAGTTTCTTCATTCCAGCCATCAAATGCACTCTGCCCCAAGGCTTCTTGCATTTTGCTTGACATGGTCGCTTTGTTTTCTTCTGCGTTGTAATAGGCATAATCAGCCGCTTTGTTTAACCATTCACTGTTAAATAAAGCTCCTATACCTCGGGCTAAATCACCCGCTCCACGCCATGCCCCCATTTGAACGCTATCAACCACATCCGCAAAAAAACCTTGCTCTTCCGGCAATTTGTATTGGTTAGCTATGACATTAATGGACGAAAAATTCTCATCTGCGACATCCGATTGTCCTCGTCCTCTTGAACCTGTTGCATTTGGTGCGATACCTAATATGTTTTTTTGCAAATACTGAAATTCTTCATTGGAAAGACTAAAGTTTGACATGGTGCTTCCTTAAAAATGAACAAAAAAAAGACCGCTCTTTGGCAGTCTCGATAAAAAACCGCTTGTATTGCGACAAGCGGTTATTGGGTTAAAAGGGGTAATTCAATCTGCATTTTATCTTCAAAGATTTTTAACGTGGCTTCCAGCAAGGGCTTTTTACCTTTCCAGTCATTGAGTGCTTTGCCACAAAAACTGGCAAGCTGTTTTTCGGCTTTGTGTTCGCCGACAGCTTGATAGTATTGTTCAAGCAAGGTTAATCCACTTTGACTGATTTGTTCCGCCATTGCATTAAATGCTTTGATGTAGGAAATTTTGATCGCCATTGCCTTTTTGGTTTTGTAGCCCATCACAAGCAACATAAAACCGTCTTTGGTCATCTCAAACATTGGGCGTTTTTCCCCCTTTTTGTCGATAAATTCAACCAGCTCAAAATTGAGCCGGTTAAATTCATCATCTCCAGCTTCCAAAATTTCACGATGTCAAGCTACCACCATTTTACCGCATTTATAAAAATGGATAATGCGATTAAGAAACCGATCAGCCATATCCCCCAAAAGCGTAAATTAGATAATTGTGCCGTCATTTTTCTAAACTCCTTGATTATTGATAGGATAAGTTTTAAACTTTCCATAAATCTTCGTTCCTTATAGTTCGGTTATTTGGAATGAAAAACCCCAAGAGTTTGCACCTCTTGGGGTTTGTTTTTGGTTACGACTCAAATTCTGCGATGTCAATTCAAAAATAATGGTAAAAGTTCTGGTAATCGCCAAATAATAATTAAAAAAGCTATCGCCATCACTAACGACCAAATTGTCTTACGGGTTTCTTTGGGGTTGTAATTTGCAGTTTCCATAAAAACTCCTAGCCATCTAAAGGTAAATCGTTTATTATTCATTATAAATTATTTCCTCTTTGTTATGGAAAGTTGGGAATAAAAAACCCCGAACATTGCCGTGTTCGGGGTTTTGTTTTTTTGGAATTACTGAACTTCTACAATGTCAATAATTACTCTACACCATAGTTTCCTGTCGGATTGGCGAGAGGTTGTTGTTTTAAAGCAATTTCCGCTTGGAATTTCTTCATATCTAACATTTGCTTGCTGGTTTCTCGTTGCATATCGGAAGAGACTTTGACACTGTTGATACGTTCATCAAGTGATATTCTTTCTTGCTCTTGATGTTGTCGCATTTCAATTTCCATCATTTTTACTTCAAGCTCTTTCTCTTTGATTGCTACTTTCATTTGCTCAATTTGCATGGCATGTTGCAATTTCATCTGTTCAAGCTGCATTTCATGCTGTTGCTTTTGTTGTGCTAACTGCATTTGCATTTGAGATTTGAGAATTTCCGGATCTTGCGGTTGCGTCGCATTCGCTTGTTCTATCTGCTGGAGCTTCTGCTCATAATCTTCCCTTGATAACAGCATCGTTTTCGCCCCCATACTCATGGATTGCATTAAGGTCTTTGCCCCGTCATACCAATCGAACGCATAAGACAATTGAGGGTGATTGCCGAATTTTTGGAAAATATCAATAATCTGTGCCGTTTGTGTTTCTTTGACCAACAAGGCGGACGTCCCTCTTGCCACTACTTGCATATCGCCTTTGATGTTCGGGTCGTCATTCATCGCCATATTATATTCATAGAAACGGCGGATAAGCGGTTTGGTCACTTGGTCGTCCCATTCTTTCACTTGTCTTCTGCGTACCGCATTAGCAGCATTCATTAGCATTGACATACCGCCTAATGTAGGCGTAACTTGACCTTGTTCACCTTGTGCAATCATTGGCAAACCGCTTTCCTCGTCCATAAAGGATTTCGCCAGTTGGATAATATTCGCCAATTCTTGTTGACGGCTTTCAAAATTAAATACGCCAAAAGCTCGTTGAGCTTCAAAACTTGCATTAGCAGAAGCTCTATCATTGGTTCGCCATAATTTATTCGGTTTAATTTCCCAGCTTTTGTCGACAGGTGAAAGTACGGAACTATTGACGACAATTTGCGATCCAATCGTTAACACACCATTGTCTATCATTCCTCGCCAAGCAGTATTAAGAATTTCCTGTGCATCACGGCACAAATAAGGAATACCGAAACCAAATACACAAGCGACATCAGGTTCGCATGTATACACCGAATAAGGAAACTCTGCGGTATCAAGCGGATTAAGGTTCACACTTAAAATCTTGCCGTTACCGGTCATTACAATCACGCCGTCAATTTCCGCTTTTTCGGATTTTTGCTCTTCCGTTAATTCCAACGCATAGCCTTCTTCTAAAGATTGATTAGCTTGCTCTAAGACAGAAACAGGAATGCCACCATGATAAGTCCATACCTCATACCGTTTATCATTACTTGCTTTTTCTAAACCGGATAAGGTTCGAAGGGTGTCTAAATAACCGTCCATATCACTGCTGGAGGTATGCGTTTCGCTTGCCTCGCTTTCGATTAAGGCTTGCACCGTATCGGCTAAGTAATAAGGGTTATTCAGCAGATTTTGCAATTGTTTTTTAGTGAGGTAAGAACGTTCAAAGACAAATTGGCAGTCTTTTAATGTAGGTGCGGTCATATCCGGCACAAAATCCCAAGGTAACACTAACCGCACTTTAGGCACTATTTTAGACTTGGTTTGTGCGGACCAATTACCCATTCCATCATCAGACCAAATACGCTCATCAATTGTATCTACTACCGGACCTCGCAAAATACCCGTTCCAAGTACAGCGGCATAATGCAAGGCAAGGCGAGCCTCAGAGGCATAGTCACATTCTGCCAGCTGATCATCAATCAATTTTTCCATGGCTTCCGACCGCTCTTTGGCTTGTTGCATTAGCTCTTTTGCCATGTTGATTTGTTGCATTTGCATTGGATCTTGGCTGTCTGGCTGTTTAGCAAGATGAGCAATTTGCGGTACTGGCGTTGGCGAAATACCATAGTTTTTGTCATCACTTGGAAATAACATATCTGTCATCTGAGCCGACCACGCATCGGTTTTTGCTCTCGTATATCCCACAAAGACTTTAGATTTCCCTGTATCAATACTACTTTCATATTGATTGCGGTATTGATACATATCTTTCGTCCAACGTTGCACGATGGGCTGACGTTGTTTAATTTGCTCCTGTAAAATGCCTTGAAGTGTTCGTCCATAGCTTTCAATGGCGTTTGCAAGTTGTTCTGACATTTTAATATCCTGTAATATTGCTTAGTGGTTGATGTGTTTTAATATTGATAACCTGCTCTTTAAAAAGGCTAGGCATTGCACCTAAACAAAGATATTGATTGGCATCATGCGGATGTGAATACCGATTTTTATCCGGTGTTTCAGTATATTTTTCCTCACCGCTCACATTCAATTGACGATAGGCATAGCCGGTTTCATATCCTTTAATCAATGTTTTACAGTGCGGACTAATCAACATTGCCGGCTGACCTTTACCTACTAAACGGGATAACCACCAACGCACTGCTTCAAGTCTTGCTGTCGTATTATTACTTTCTGCTGGACGAGCATTAAAACCATATTCCTCAAGCAACTGAAAACACGTGCGTTCATCGGTTTGTGCTCGCTGAACACCTGCAGGATCGCCTATAATTTGAATAGCACACTCTGCATATCGGCTTCTTAACAATGGCGACAATTGCTCCGTAATAAAACGCTCAATCCCCATACCTGTTGCGACAATTTCATCTACAATCCGCAACTGTCCGATGGGTGCAATTTGTCCGATAATCGCCGCAGGTGTTAAACCAAAATCCAACCCGATAAAGGTTTCCCAACCTTTGACAGGTACCAGTTTTTCTGTTGAAACGTGTAATTCTTTATTGAAGTGATCGCCAAAAACAGGTTTGCCTTGTTGAACGGTTGCAAATTCATTACAGACCCGAGATTTGATCCAGTTCAATGTTTGACCTTGAATATTATCAAACCAGTACCCATGCCCTTTTTTGTGATTAATAACATTTTCTGCGATGGGATTTGCCACAAAACGATGTCCTAAATAATCATCATAATGTCCTTGTTCAATATTGCGTTTTATCTCATCAGATAATGTCGCTAAAGGCATGCCTGTAATATCAATTAATGCACCGGGTTGAACAAAAAACTCCCACCCTTTAGGCTTTAACGGTTGTTCAGTTTCCTCATCAATCCCTTGTTCAAACTGATACCACCAATGGTCATCATCGGGCGAGTTAGTATCCATAATCATACCGTTCCACGTCGCCCCCATAAACCCTTCTTCAACCCGCTTTTCAGGATAACGACCAGTACGTGTAACCGCTTCTGTTACCAGTGAAACGGGTAAAAATTGTGCTTCATTGATCCAAATACCAGTTAATTCCAATGACATCAGTTTCTTCACATCTTTTGGCTTATCCATCGAAAGAAACAAAAACTCCGCTTCAATACGTGTTTTCCCGTCGGGATGATTAATATTCATCTTACCTGTAATCGGACTGTCGTATTTAATCGGGCAAATTTGCTCGGGTATCCACGTTTGAAAGGTTTTAATCACCGTTCCCTTTAATTCAGGATAGGTGTTTCGCACACAAGCCCAGCGAGTTTTTCGCACGCCTTGTGCATTCGGCTCTTGCTGTTGTGCAACACGAAACATTTCCAACACACACCCCACGGACTTACCGCTACCGATAGGTCCACGAATGGCTTTAACCAACGCAGTTGAGGCATGTACTTTTTTAAACGTTTCTGAAGCACGATAAACAATACGCATTAGTTAAACTCCTGAAGGTATTCGAGCTTATGATGTCCCGCTGTTTTCGCATTCATCTCTTGCTTAAGTTTTTCTGTTTCCGCCATTACTTTCTTAGACTGAACCTTACGTAATTCAATTTGGCTTAAGAGATTTGCAATGTTATTGTCCGTGTGATTTAAATTCTCAATGCGACCGACCGCTCTTTCAAGTGCTTTGTCAGTGGACTCAATCAGCTTCGCATAAAGTGATTTTTCCTCTGCGGTGTTGGCATTGGCTAAAAGTGCGGTGAATTTTTCTATACTTTCAACCGCACTGACCGCACGCTGTCGCATTAAATCAATTTCATCTTTAAGGCTAAAATCCACTACAACATCAAAGGCAGATTTGTCTTTGAAATAGCGAGCATAACCACCATGCTTTCGAGCGGTCTGCGAATTCACATAAGAGCGTTGTTTTCGTTTCGCAGTTTTTTCGTCCGTTTCGCAATTTAATTCGCAGTTTTCTTGATGAATTATTGCTTCTGCTTGTTTTTCTTTACGTACTGTTTGGTGGCTTTCAGACTGATTAAACATGGTTTCAGGCTTTTTTATATAACGTTTCGCACTGGCAAACTTTAATCCTTTCTTCTCGCACCAATCTTTAACAGTAATACCTGTTTTGGCATTTGCTTTTAGATATTCAATTTGCAACGCTTTCCAGTTTTGTTTTGCCATAATTAAACCATTAACATTAAAATCTCAATGCTGTGCATTCTCAATCTGCCATTCCCGAATCTTATCAATCTGACTTGCACATAAATCCCGTTCAGCCATTACTTTGATTAAATGCTTAATTGCATCACCATAAGTTTTCCCCTGAAAAGCAGAACGTTCACAAGGAATAGTATAGGCAAGTGGCGGAGAAAGATATTCAATTTGTGGAGTTGTGCAACTGGTTAATAATATTGATAACATCACGAGGCAAGACCACTTTTGCACAGGTCTCTTGTTGCAAGATATTCTTAAGCTGTTCATTGCTCTGTTCCATCTTTACTTTAAATTGATTAGCTATCTTTTGCTGTATTTGCACTGCCTGTTGCTCTATCTTCAGCTGTTCAGTCAGTCGAATAATAAGTTGGGCTTGAGAAGCGTTGTCGGCTTTTAAGCTATCAATCCGCTGTACCTGAACCCACATTGCAACACCCAAGCCCAAAATACCCAATAACGCAATTAAAGTTGCTTTACCCCAGACAAACATAACGCTTTCTCTTTCTCTCTACGTATTTCAAGTCCTCGTAATCGCTTACCGCCTGCATAAACCCATTTTGGAAATTCATTACAAACACCTCTCCAATCTTTTTCATTTGCTTGACGAAACATGGTCGAGCGAGATAACTTACCGCACCCAACATTAAACGTAATTGAAACCACTGAATCAAAAACAGATTGAGGCATTAGCCGACCGTTAGCGAACTGATTTACACAACGTTCTGCTACTTGAATATCGTTTACCCAACGCTTTGCAATTTCTGCATCTGAATAACGCTTATGCGGTTCAATTGCCCCGCTACTTGCCACAGTACTCCCAATTCCTACAGTAAGCACATCAGAAGGGCAATGATAAGGGTCACGGCGACAGCCTTCTACCTGTCCTATTAACTCAAGCCCTTGTTGGCTTGTGCGAAAATTGTCAGCAAAATTCAACATCATCAAGGCAATAATGGCAGACACCGAACAAATGCCACCAACTTTAACCAACTTACTCATCATCTAATCCTTTTTGTAATCTTGCCATTTTAAGTCGATGTAATTCTTCCGCTCGTTCGTTTTCACGCTTACGAAGTTTACTTTCCTTGTATCGTTGATATAGATTCACACAAGCAGTAACAATCCCGATAGCAAGGCTTATCATCATCAAATTTTGTTGGTCGCCAAGCCAAGCGATAAACCCACTGAGACCCGACCACAAATAACTTTGCGTCCCCATATCTTTCATAATAAATTACCAAAAAAATCCCATAAAAAAGCCCCGAGCATGTCTGCTCAGGGCTGTAAAAAAACGTTTGTTTATGCTGTAAGTGTACTTAACCGCACCATAGCTGAAATACTACACTTTTAGGGCGACCTTTGCAAGTAATTTTTTGACATCCTCCCCGCCTAAAGGCAGGGGATTCCTACTAGCTCCCACAGCAAGCTGTGGGCTACTCTCGGTTGGTTTCTACTGCTGATCTCTATTGAGATTCACTTCATAGACGCTTCGGGTATGTCCTACCCTGATATTTATTATGCTTGGACTATTGCTTGCCCACGTGTGAGAACATTCATTGCTCCCACTACATTGGCATTTTCTGTATAGCCACATTCTACACATTCAAAATGAGCTTGAGTTTCACGGTTTTCTTTTGCAATATGCCCACAACAAGGGCAAGTTCGACTAGTATTCTGTGCTGGAACAGCAACTAAAAATCCGCCAAGCCATTGCGTTTTATAGTCCAGTTGTCGTCTGAACTCAAACCAAGACTGATCTAATATCGCACGGTTTAAGCCTGATTTCTGTTTCACATTTTTACCGTGTGCTTCCACTGTGCCTTTTGCCGATTTGGACATATTCGCAACTTGCAAATCTTCAACGTAGATCATTGCGTGGTTTTTGCTGATTTGAGTTGAGATTTTATGTAGAAAATCTTTTCGGCAGTTGGCGATTTTGTGATGCAACCATCTGATTTTTGCTTTCAGTTTTTGCCAGTTTTTACTGAACTTCACTTTATTTTTAAGCTGTTTTTGCAGTTTGGCTAATTTGCCTTTGTAAGTTTTGAACGCATTCAACGGCTCAAAAAATTCACCGTTAGACAACGTGGCAAAACGTGTAACGCCCATATCTATACCAATTTCTCCGCCTTTATGCGTGGGAATTTCCTGTTCAAATTCCGTTTGAATGCTCACAAAAAAGCGACCGCACTTTTGGCTGACGGTAACATTTTTCACTTCGCCCACAATTTCACGACTATTGCGATAACGCACCCAACCAATTTTCGGCAGATACAAGCGGTCGTTTTCCTGTTCAATTTTGCAACCTTGCGGAAAACGAAAACTCTCTTTTATGCCTTTTTTCTTGAATTTCGGGAAACTTGAATGTTTCTGAAAGAAATTTTTGAACGCACTTTCAAGGTCTTTTAACGACTGTTGAAGCACTTGAGAATGGCATTCTTTGAGCCAAATTAGCTCTTTTTTCCATTGCGGAAGTAGATTAGCGATGTTGGAATAGCGGAATTTATGATTATTATCCAGTTCGTATTGTTCATTTTGCCATGCTAACGCTTTATTGAACACAAAACGGGAACAACCGCAAAACTGCTTGATTTTACGGATTTGTTCACCATTCGGTCTGATTTCAAATTTAAAGGCTTTACGAATTAACATTACTTAGCATACAATGAAAAAATTATGCTTATTATACTCTTGGTCTATGAAAAAAGAAACAGAATTTAGACGTGGTCGCCACGTTGTTTTTAACTTACACGTTCATTTGGTTTTCGTGACAAAATACCGCAGAGAAGTTTTTACTAAATTTATTCTTGATGACTTAAAAGCGATTTTTGAATCCGTCTGTTCGGATTTTGAAGCAAAATTAGTAGAATTTGATGGCGAAGACGATCACGTTCATTTACTTGTTGAATATCCACCGAAAGTGGCTATATCAAACCTTGTGAACAGTTTAAAAGGCGTTTCAAGCAGAATGATTAGAAAGAAAAACTATCCGAGTATTCGCAAAAAATTATGGGGAAATCAGCTTTGGTCTCCGTCTTATTTTGCAGGAAGTTGCGGTGGTGCACCCATATCTATTATTCGCCAATACATTGAGCAACAACAAACACCTGATTAGTTAGGTTTGAAACGGCTACGCCGTTTGTGCCTTATATCCACGACCTAAAGGACGGGGTTTTACGGCACTGTCTGATAAAGCTTAAATTCTGGACTGAGCCAAGAACCAAATTCGAGAGCAATATCTTTGTGGGCGTAAGTGCCGCTACCGTATCGTCCTGCTTTTGCTACTAGCCCAATAGCTCCCGTTGCAGTCCATTTTTTGACAGACATCACAAAGCGGTTTAAGCCGATGTTGTTTTTAATTTGGTGTAATTCCACCAAATTAAAATTTGGATTATTCAGCTCTTCCCAAACTTGAAGAAATTCAATGGTATTTTTATTTTGAAGCCAACTTTTAATAAGCTGGTCGCTGTCTCCAAAAGCTTTGCACATATCAGTTAGGCTGATGTAATCCTCACCATCACGAGCGGTTACTTTGACCTCCACGCCTTGTACAATCATTACGCTATTTGGCATTTCGTTTCTCCGTTTTTAGGTACAAAAAAAGCCGTTAGGACGGCTTGAAAGTGCGGTTATCTTAATCCGAAAGGGGAGCTGTTGTCAAATAATTAGTTTTTACTAGGAAACAGACCTTTAATAATAGAAATAAACCGCCTTGAGGGAGGTTTATGCAACAAAAATACACCTATTTTGACTTAACATAAGCTTTAATGATATTTCAGCCGTGTACAAATATTTTTTATACGTTGTTTCGCTTATATCCAAGGTTTCACATATCCCTTTTCTCACCAAAATTCTCCGCCTGTCATATTCATTCCTCAACGGCAAGCGATAAACATAAGTCACCATGAAAACATCGTAAAGTTCTCGAGTTACCTTTTGCATAATTAACACACAACGTTCAAACTCCATTGCAAGATCTTCATTAATTGGATCGACTTTACCACAATATTTATCCTGCGGAACCGGAATTGACGGTGATATACTCGGATATTCCGTACCAATTCTAGGCGTAGCCCAATATCCCCATTGTCTGCATTTTTTCTTAAAATCATTTAGACTATTGTGCATCTTGCAACTCCCTTACCTTCGCCTTATAAACCTGAATTAACGTCTTAATCTCATCATCTGCGAGCTTTAACGGTAAATGGTCTTTTCTCTCCAAAAATTCCACTCTTTCCACCCCGATTTTAGCCACCAAATTAATCCGGTACTCAATCACATTACCGCTTTTGTGGTTATTACATACACTGCATTGTTTATGCACATTGTCCTCATTAAACCGCAATTCAGGGCAAGCACCCACACTACGATAATGTCCAGCGTGCCACTGTCCCTGATGATAGCGACCACAAGAAATACAAGGTAAATTCTTATCTCGCAAGCGAATAAAACGATTAAATACACCTTGCAACTCTTTTAAACGCTCAGATCGACTTTTCAACCGCTCTTTAACCGCCTTAATCTTTGCTCTTTCTTCCTTTTCCCTTTTTATCTTCTCCTTTTCTTGAGATTTCACCAATGCCATTTGAGCTAATTTCACCCCGCATTCAGGACTACACCATCGTCGAAAACTATCATTAGTTTTAAACGCATTTCCGCAAACCTTGCATTTTTTTGACCGCACTTTTTTAATCATTTTCAACCTATCAAAGCCAATATCATTATCCACACCGTATAACAAACCATTTCAACCTCCTTTACTTTATTTGTTCATTTTTAAATCACTTAAATTAAAATTTGTGGGTATAATCTACATTTTTATTGCATTACCCTAAATTATAGGTATAATAACCACATTTATTAGCAATACAGAGGAGCAAAGCAATGTGAGTAGTAGCAAACAAATTATTAAACGGATTGAAGCGGATGGCTGGAAATTCCACCACGCAACAGGAAGCCACCACCACTTCACTCATCCAACCAAAAAAGGGATTGTTACCGTCCAACATCCTGAAAAGGATTTAAAAAAAGGAACGGAACATTCAATACTTAAACAAGCGGGGCTGAAATAGCCCTGCTATACAGGAGCATAAAATGTTATATCCAATCGCAATCGAACCGGGCGATGAAACTCACGCATTCGGCGTTATCGTCCCTGATATTCCGGGGTGCCATTCTGCCGGTGATACTTTGGAAGAAGCCTATGCTAACGCCAAAGAAGCCATCAAAGGGCATTTGGAATTATTGGTTGAAATGGGCGAAGAAGTTCCATTACCAACCTCAATCAATAATCACCGCAATAATCCCGACTTTACCGAGTACGATATGTTCTTCGGTTTCGTTGATGTTGATATTACTCACCTCTTAGGCAAAGCCGAAAAAATCAACATCACAATGCCTGCTTATCTCATCAAGCGTATTGATGAATTTGTGGCAACGCATAAAGAGTACAAAAGCCGTAGCGGTTTCTTGGCTCAAATCGCCGCTGATAAGATCTTATCGGATTAACCAATCCCTACGCTTGACAAGCTCCTCATTCAGGCGTAGAGATAATCAAAAGAAAGGAAAATTTGAAAGGAAATAAAAGAAGAGTTTTACTCGTTTATAAGCGTTAATTTAGGATGAATCCTATCTAACATCTCATAAAAATTTTCCTTATCTTTTGATAATTTCAAAATAGTTATGACAGAAGATAAATGTTCCCGTAACTTAGGATGTCCAATATCCTCACTTAAAAATTGATGCAATTTTGCTTTTCTCGCTTGCTTACTTGCCATTTTCTTCAATTCAGGCAAGAGTTCTGGTGCTAATCGCTCATAAATCGCATTATTCGTAATGTGTCCGAAAAATTGCGGGAATTGCGTCCCTGTTTTAGGAGGAAATTGCACGCCATACAAACGGCATAACTCTTTGTAATAATCCAATGGGAACGTTTTGACCCACGGCTGTAATTCTTTTGCAACGAATGCCTCAAAAATTTTTGCTAATGCATCTTTCGCTCTTGCATCTTGATAGCCTGTGGCTTCATCAACGAGTGCAACAATACCCACTTTTGCTAACGAACGAACTAAAATTTCCGCTTTCTTTGCCGTATCTTGCTGAGCTTTGGTTAAAACATTTTCTTCCCGAGCCTTCAAATAAACATCACAAACCATCGGCAAAATCGTTGCGTCATATCCCTCTTTAATTTGCCCATCTTTAGTCTTAAATTTCACCCTTTTGATCACTTCAATAACATCTTGATTTATAAAGGGTTTTAAGTTGTTTGCATCCATAAAAGCAGGTAAGCTGATCACCTTTTCGTTTTCAGTAATAGATGCACCTCGAGAGCCACGAACAGGACGATCTAATGCTTGGAATACAGATGCGGTTGAAATCATTCTTTTATCATCTTCCAACACTGCAACGTCTAATAGCACATCCCCAATAGTTAGCACGCCTTCGTGAATTGCCAACGATAAATCATCGAGTAGCTTTTTATTTTCCCAGCGTGTTTGGGCGGCTTTCTCTGCTCTTGCTTTACGCATTTCGGGAGTAAGTTTATTTGTTGTCATAAAAATTTCCTTATTGCTAATTTAAGATATTATTTAGCATAATGCTAAATTGAAATAATTTCAAGCAAATTTTATTGACATATCAAATAAAACAGCGTAGGATATTTTTCACAGGGTCTCAAAAGCCCTTATGTCAAACGGTTAATTCACCCCGTCAGCGTGATTTTTTGTACCTGCAATTCAGTGAGCTAAACCGCCATTATTTAGCCCATTACAAGCGGTCAAAAAACAATAATTTTTTACCAATGGTCGAGAGTGCGAGGAATACAACACCCGAAAGGGAAATCACTCCGCTCGATTTGACACGAGTTTTGAGCTCTCGACCGCCCGATTTATCGGGATTTCCATCAAAAGGAATGTCAAATGAACACTCAAATTTCTACTTTCAACTTCAAATCTCACCAAGTTCGCATTCAATCATTCAATAACGAGCCTTATTTTTGCTTATCCGATGTCTGCGATGTCTTAGGCTTAAATCGCCGTAGTGCCGAAACATTTAACTTGAATGAGAAGGGGTGCAATAATATTGCAACCCTTACCAAAGGTGGCGAACAAATCATTACTTTCATCAACGAACCAAACCTATACCGTATCATCTTCAAATCACGCAAAGCTGAAGCGGTCGAGTTTCAAAACTGGGTCTTTGAAGAAGTGCTACCGCAAATCCGTAAAACGGGGAAATATCAGCTAAAACCGAAACAGTTTGCCTTGCCGGAACCTGAACCCACAGTCACTTTTACTTTTACCGAAAGCGAATTACGCAACTTCATCAACACGTGGATGCAGTTCACCCGTTTTCAAGAAAGCGTCTATTTCCTGCTCCGTGCCTTTGGGTTTGACCTTGACCGCTTTGAAGAACGCTCCGCACAGTTTAATTACAACCTCTGCAAGCAGAACATCAAAGAAACCAATCCGATTATCAAACGAATGCTGGCAAGCCTCAAACAGGAAAACCGCTTGCCACTGAAAACACGCTAAACTTACTTAAAACCGACCGCACTTCCAAGTGCGGTTTTTTATTTCTCAATTTTAAAAGAACGAATAAAGCTGATTAATAATATTCTCGTCTTGAGTATGACCGAAAACGTGTTTTAACGCCGCATTAATCAACGCCTGATACACCTTCTCGAATTCCTCTTGCTCCATATTGGCATAACTCAAACTTTGTGCGTCAATACGCACCTCACCCTTTAAATTCCACGTTTTAACATAAAACCCTGCCAATACAGTTAAATGCTTGCGAAACGTATCAAATTGAGCTATTTCATCTTGAAATTTCCAATCGGAATGCTCACCACACCAATGCTCAAAACAGAACTTAAAAAATGCAAATACCTTACGATGAAATGCTGGATTACGCTGTCTTTTAATTTCAATTTCATATTGCTCGTTATTCTGAAAAGATTTCAAGCGTTCAGCCTCATTATCGTCCAGCGGAGAAAACACCCCACCGGCAAGTTTCATCATCTGATATTTAGCCATTTGAAAATCTCACTATGAAATACCGCACTTTTTCACAAAATCCAAACTCACCTGACGAGTCACAAATCCTTGAATAAACGGATCGAACACTGCCACCATTGAGCCTTTGTTATTGCCTTTGAATTCCTCACCTGTTTCAGGATGAATAAAGTTAATTCGACCGCCGATAATATCGATAACTTCCGTTGCATTATCCTGAATGACTTTGTACCACTTAGTCGATTTATCCGCCGGTAACAACATAACAACAAGGTAACCCGCTTTCATCAGCTCTACCGCACGTTGTACAAACGGCAAAGGATTACTGTATGGTGGATTAACGAAAATTCGCAAGAGTTCCCCCTGTTCAACCACTTCATCAATCAAGCGATCAAGTAAATCATCTGCTAAAAAATCTGTTGCCACCGAGCTACCCTCGCCAATCCAACGATGACGTAAGCTATTATGCTCATTCGCACAACCGTCTAAATGAAACCAATAAAAACGACGTTCTAACCAATTAAAAACATAACGAGGTGTGCGGTACGCATTTTTTTCAACACGCATTTTATCATCTCCTGCTAAACCGTTTTTGTCATGCCACGCATTTGTTTACGTAGCTCTGCAAAGTATTTTGTACATTCATCAGGCGTTAAATTCGGCTCCTTCGGTGCGGTTAATTTTTTTGCCTTTGGTGCTGCTAATTGACCGCCTTCTTTGAGATATTTTGCCATGGCTTTAATCAACGACTGAGCTTTGTTCAGTAACTTCTCATGGGTTAAATTCTCCTGATAAATCGCCCGTTTTAACTGACAAACTAAGTGAAATTCTGCCGCACTTTGCCAAGGATAATTCTCCGGCTCCTCACAACTCGCACGAAATGCTTGATAGCGTTGCAACAACGTTTCAGGCGTAGGCAAACCAAGCTCCTCAAACTCATTGCCTGATTTACACCAAGCAATAAATTGCCCAACACTCGGCAAAAATGGACTTTCTGAGCGTTCTGCTAACTGCAAACCACGTTTAAATAATTCTGCTTTGGTAATCCCATTATTCACCAATGCTTGCAACCAAGTAGCTTTCGCTTCCTCGTACTCCGCATCAGAGTTAAACGCTGCTTTCCAGCCCGGAAAAATGGCTTTTAAACGAACAAATAATCGGTCAACATACTTCGCTACTTGCTCAGGAATTTCCTGTTTTTGCCCTTGTGTTACAGGTGCAGAATAATTCGGGTTACTGCCAATAAGTGCGGTCGCATTTTCAAAGGTTTTCACAGCGTATCTCCATAAATTTCAATGGTTCGCCCTTGCCACCAAGTAGTGTTTTCATCGCTGAATTTAGGCTTGCTTGATGGATCGGCTTTACCTGAAAATTGGCTTTCGCCCCTCCAATCCCAATTGGCATTAAAGCCAGTCCAGTTGCGGTCAATCATAATCGCCACTACCTCCACAAGTGGCAATTTGGCAATATCGGCTTGAGTCTGCAAGCGGTTAAGAACGGTTTGGGTAATCGGTGCTTTCTTGACTTTACGCTGTTCAATAAAATCTTCAGCAAGCTGATCGGTAATGCCAAATTCAGCAAGCAAAGCAAGTGCGGTTGGTTTTGGTGTGGCTTTTTTGGATTTAACGTTAGTTAAATCTTTTTTAATATTATTATTAGTTATATTATTTGTCGGATTTAAATCCGAGTTTTTCGGATCTATTTCCGAGTTATTCGGATTTAGATCCGAGGTTTTCGGATTTATTTCCGAGTTAAATTCATTCCAAGTTTTGCCTTTAGGCGTTAATCGAATAAGGTCTTTACCATCAACTTTTAAATAGTCAATTAAGTCTTTTCTGTCTAACTCAACAAAATGACGATAAACAGTATCAGGCTTGGAATAAAAGAGCGGTAACTCACTGATGACCTCATTGCGAGAAACCCAGTAGTACACACTCCCATTAATAACAACTTCACGTGCCCAGCCACTCGCTTGATTGAGTAAATCAAATAAAGCGCCTTGATTAGCATTCAAACCCCATTCAAGACATTTTGCATTGTTGATATAGCTGCTAAATCTCATACTGCACCTACCATAAAATACTGTTTCACACGCTTACCATTTGGCACTTCAATAAATTCTGCATGGATTTCGTGACCACAATCACGTAAATCCTTAATTCGAGCAGATAAACGCAAACAATTAAAACGTGCTAACGCTTCTAACGAAGTAATCCGCCCGCCCTTTTGCATATACGCCAAAATGCGTGCATTTTGACTTTGACTTTGTTTCTCATTTGGATTAACATTAAAAACGGTTTTACTCATAAGACCTCCATTTATAATTCGCCACGGCTTAGCTGTGGCTTTTTATTGCCCTAATTCCATCTTCAAACAGATAGCTTGCTCAATTAACTGCTTCACTTCTGCTAAGATTTTCTCTTTCTCGTTCTGAGATAAATCACGCCCAAGCTCTGAGTTAGAACTGACCGCACTTTTAATCTCTTTGCCAATTCGTCCGCTTGATTCCGCGATGTCTAGAAATCGAGAAAGCACATCTTGGCCACAATCAGCACATTTCGGCATAGGCACAACGATGTGATCGATTTGTGCTGCAATAGCGGAGAGTGTTTTCTTGCTTTGAACGGTGGCGATAAGTTCGATCGCTTCGATAAAGCTCAGCTGGTTCTGCTCGCAGTCCACGTTGAGCTTATTACTGAGAATGTTTGGCGACTTCTCTAACGTGTAAGCAAGAGAAGTAATACCGCCTGAACTGTTCTTACAATCTCGGTGCAACAATTTCTGTATCTCTTTGCTATTCATGAAAAATAATTCCTTTTCTTGAAGATTGTTTGTTAGTTGGTAAATTAGTTTTGAACAGGGAAAACGTCATCTAGAGAACAAGCAACACCATTTCTATTCAATGCCATAACAATTTTTCTCGCAGTTTTTAAATCTGGTGTTCTTCTTCCTGACTCGTAATGCCCTAACGCACCTTGTGTAAGGTTTATTTGTTGAGCAAATTCTCCCTGAGTTAAATTTGTTGCTTTTCTATACTCATAAATTTTGTTCATAAAAAACTCCTTATAAATATCGATCTAAATAATACATTATGTATTTTAAGTATTCAAGATAAAAATACTCTTTGTATTTTGAATAATTAATACGAAGTGTAATAATTTGTTAAATTTATAAAGAGAGGTATTGGCTCTATGAAAAAACAGTGGAATGAATTCGTTAGAGATCGAATGTCCGAGAAAAATCTCAAGCAAGAAGATATTGCTGAGGCAATAGAAAGAACACAGGGTGCAGTTGGGCATTGGTTAACAGGACGAAGATCTCCTAACTTTATGGAAGTAGCAAAAATGCTTAACGCTACTGGGACTGATCAGGTTATTCTCAATTCAGATGGAACGATAGAAGACATAGAGTTTATAGGAATACCAAAAAAAGGATTAGTTAAGGTCATTGGAGAAGCAACGATGGGAACAGACGGAAGTGTTGACATTGAAGAAATTCACGTTGGCTATATAGATATTTTCACCACTGATCCAAAAGCATTTTGTTTACGCGTAAAAGGCTCAAGCATGGAGCCGAGAATACATAGTGGCGAATTTGTTCTAGTTGAACCTCAATCCCCTTTTAGTAACGGTGATGATGTTTTCATTCGTACAAAAGATGGTAAAAATATGATTAAGATCCTTGATTACCAGAAAGATGGTGAATATAGATTCTCAAGTATTAACAACGATCATAAACCATTTAATCTAGCTATAGATGAGGTTGAGCTAGTGTATTATGTTGCGGGTATTTTAAAAAAATCTAGATTTGTTGATCTTGAACCATAACATCTTGATGGTTGATAGCAAAGTCTTCTGGTGGTCTGTGCTTTGTGATTAGTTGTGTGGTATTTGGTGAGAATACCTGCATTTGTGTTTGTTTAACTAGTACTTTCAAGGAAGTAATATGACAGAAATTAAATCTGAAACTAAAAAGAAAAAAACAACTAAAAAAATAGAACGTAAATTAAAAACTGTCGAACACTTCATGGTGTCTTATGATGCTTCGGATAATGAATATGCTGAACATAAAATCAATGCCAATAATTTAGTTAAAATTATTCAGGATATGATTACGTTAGTTGAGCGTAGCGATAAACTACTTAATGGTAAAAAGAAAACGGTCGAATTATTTGTACAAGCCCCAGATACAAATGTTATTGTAAAAGAAGGTTCTATTCAACTTCCTTTTGCGATAGAAATGTATGAATTCATTTGCACTTGTAAAAACGTAGTAAGCACTATAGAAACGAAAGATGTGATCATGGCTTTAGGTTTAGGTATTCCCGTTGGGGGTATAGCCCGTGGTGTATTTAAAGATATTTTCCGCACCAAAGGTGAACCCGTGCTTGATGTCAAAACGGATAAGAATTCTGATGATGTTGAAGTTATAACAGAAAATACCAAAATTAAGACAAGTGCAGATTCAGCAATCTTAATGAAAGATACCGATATACGTCACGCAATCAAAAATTTAACAGTGGCACCATTATTTGGCAAGGCTGATGCATCATTTAAAATTAAACGAATAAATACGTCAGAAATAGACAATAAAGAGCCTGCTGTTGAAGAACAAGCTGCTATACATATTAACCCACACAAAGAGATCGAAACACTAACCAAACTTTCAGAAAGTATTGTACAAGAACCTGATATTGATAAGAAAAATGGAGTTATGATTATGATCACTCAACTTAATTTCTATTCAGGTGAGAGCGGCTGGAAAATGCGTTATGATGATAAAGAACGATCAGTCACATTGAAAGATGAGGCTTTCATTGCAAAAATCAATGCAGATAAAGCGAGTTTCCGTAAAGGAGACTGGTTGAAGGTAAACTTAAAAATAGTAAAAACCTTTGGTGCAAGGACAACAACTTCTTATATAATAACTAAGGTTATAGAGCATTTAGTCGGTAAAGAACGTAAATTGACAGATAATAAAGATGAATAATTCTGATATTTTAACTTATGCAATTCTTATCATGGGGTTAGTAATGGCTATCCCTATGTTTGTTCGCATTGGTGAAATTTTAAGTCAGAGAGTTCGTTTAATGCTATTCCCTGTAACAAAAATCAAAATCCGTCGCTGGCATAATGAAAAATTTATGGGGTACGGCGAGTTAGATCTAGCCTCACCAGAGCCTATTATTGCTCAATTAGATCGAATCGATAAAGAACTAAATATAAGGAAGAAAGGTGAGCAATAAGGAACTATCAAACAAATCTTCTTTTGTAAATAGTCCAGCGGCTTATGCAGGGGCATTAGCTGCGGTGTCGGCAGCATTAATTAGAATGTTTTCCTCTCCACAATATACTGAAAATTTATTGACCATTTCGGCAGCGTTAAGTCCTATATTTGGCGTTTGGATCTTTGGTCTCCTTGCCAAAATGAAATTATCTGATGCCCAGATAGCAATGGAGGAAAAAATAAAGAGAAGAATGGACTTTTTAGATCAGCAAATAGCAAGTGATAGCTATTCACAAGAACAGAAAGATAAATTTTCAGAAGAAAAAGCAAAGCTTGTATTAGAATATGTAAATTTATATAAAACTGTAGAATAGAAAACTATAAACTAACTTTCCAAAACTCCCTTCAAAATCACCTGATGGGAGTTTTTTTATTGCCAAATTCACCATTCAACCACTCATCTCATTTATTCAGAGCTATCATTCAATAAATAAATTTAACTTATATTCCTATATAACTCTCTTTTTCTGTGACATAGCTCACAAATTCAGCAATCAATCAAAAAATTTCAAAAATATTTTTCTTTGGAAATCAAACAAATAAATACACTTTGTATTTTTTTAATAAAAAATAAAATACAATTTGTATTGACAATAAAAATACATATTGTATTATTTGCATCAAAACGAGCTACGGCTCAATGCTCTTTAACAGATTGAATAAGTAGGTCAGCGTTATGGTTAGCCCCTACCTACGGCGGAAAGCACCGCAGAAAACCACCGATTTGCTATTACACAGTGCATTTACGGACACCAAAGAGAAAGCTAGCTCTCGATGAGAACGTTAGACAAATGTGCTGTGTAATAGCTAATAGGAGATGAATATGAGCAACAGCAAATTAAAAACCTTGCGTGGCATAGGTTACAACAAATCCACCAAAGCACATAGAGCAAATCAGAAAGCAATGCAAGCCAATCAAACAGCACCAAACCGAGTTGAAAGTGCTTGCAATCAAGCGACTATTTGCGGATTTATCAAATCTCGCAAACGAGTTGATATTACCAATTACAACTGCAACAAGAAAACAAACAAAGCACCAACAGTACGAGCAAAAGAAAAACGCAGATTAGGCTTTAAAGAGCCGAGATGATAACGATGTTGACGAAATCAATTTCGTCGACATAAAAGACCGCAACGGTTTACCTTGTATTTGGCACTGCTTTGTAAGGCGTGATGTTCGATTCATCAAGCGGTCGCCATCTAAAACCACATTCGCCAAACTTGAGTTTTTATGTCTTTTCCTATCTCAAGGAGTGTGGTTTTAAATGGCATAAAAAGAGGAAACTAAAATGAAAAGTATAATTATCTTGATAGATGATAAAAAAGAAAAAAGCACACTATCCAATGAAGAAAAATCTTCAATTAGACAAGCTGTCTTAAGGAATGCCAGCAATAACACTCAATTACCTCCAGAGGTGCTTGCTGACAGCTTAATTAAGGCTTTTAACAAGATTAGTCTAGCGTAGGAGTGACATTAAAATCATCTAAATCTTGTTGAAATCTATCTGAGAGTGTTTTAACAAAATCAGCTATATGCCTTGCATCAACTGCAGCAGAGTCTGATGCGAGGGCTGAAGGCTCTGTTTTTAAAATTGAATTAACTAACTGTAACGCAAGTTCATCAGCTTGATATTTTTCCATGATTTACTCCTTATTTTGTGTTGTGGTTTCAAAAATATACCCCTCGCACAAAATAAAATCAATTCCTTAGTGTTGTGGTGACAATAAGGCGAGTTTTGCGGTTCTCGTTAAAAAAACCGCATTGACACCCACCGCCCTTTGATTTAGGATATACCCACTTTCAACAGAAAGTCGTTAATTAAAAATCTAAGATATACAATAGCTTACAGTAATGTAGGCTTTTTTTGTATGGGCAACGGAAAAATGAAATCAATATTTACTGCACAATTTGGGAAATTCCCATTACGATTTATCCATAAAAACAATGATATTTATGTATCAAAATCTGACCTAGTCAGAATATTTTATGATTTTTTCCCAAGTGACTACAAAGTATTTGTTGATAGAATTATTTCGGGTATTCCTGACATTATCGGCGACAAAAATGATGTACGCTCAGGCATTCTTGGAAAAAATGAAATTGGCCCAATCATACATTTTCACGCTGTAGGAAACTTCCTAGTATCGTATAGAGAACTCATTGATGTTGATAGAGAGATAATAAGAGAAGCGGCTTTTAAAATTAGCACATTCACAGATTGGTATATTGCCACCTTATCTCAAGTCGATGAATATTTTGGCAGAACAATAGAGGATTTATTTATGTCAGTAAAACAACGCTTAGATCGCATAAATCCACCTTATTTTGTAGAAGTGATGTATGACGTTGAAGACAACATTCCATCTTGGATTGGGACTTGCGATAAATTACGCCTTGTGACCGAGGGAAGAACTTACGAAGAGCTACAAAAACGAGTTTGGGAAATTGCACCTGAAATGCACGAGCTACACGGTTATGGAAAAGAAAGTGACAATATCCGAATCTCTTTTGTCCAAACAGAAAGCCACAATGAACATCAGTGTTTGGAGATGTGAGAATGGGCAGCGGCTACTACGACCAACTCATAAAGGTACTAAAACAACACGGTTGCTACCGATACAGACAAGGAAAAGGCAGTCATGAAATTTGGTTTAGCCCCTTAGTTAATGATACATTCCCTGTGGCTTACACCATTAAAAACAGACATACCGCCAATGGAATTTTAAAACAAACCGGTATTGAGTTTAAATTCTAATTTGACAAATTAAAAATTACATAATACTATTCGCCCAAGGTGTCGAAACCTTAAAAAACATAGCGGAAATCCGCACCCGTCAGACAAGCGGTTTTTTTGTGTCTAAATTTTGCGTTCTTTTTCCTGCCATTAGAAAAAGATTGTACAGGCTCAATGTCGAGAGGGCGGAGAATACAATACCCGAAAGGGAAATAATCCCAGCCGTTCTATGTTTCGGTTTTCGAACCTCTTGACGCCACTGTCGAAAGTGGCTTGTTTAATACAAATAAAATCTAATTGACAAAAACCGCCAACACGGATTAAGATAACCGCACTTCAAGCCGTATTTTTACGGCTTTTTTTGTACACAAATTTTACCAAGGAGAAAATATGACCACCTATCAAGATCTTTGTAAAAAATATTGCGAATATAATGTTACGGTTTATGAACGTAGCAATACAATTAAACGTATAGCACAAGATTTAATGTCTGCCTTAGAAACAGACCTTGAATTAAAAGGGAAAGAGTATCAGATAGATTTTAATAGTGAGAGAAGACGAGATTATGTCAACATAATCAACCTTGAAAACAAAGAAGATATTAATCCATTCCAGCTAAAATCGATTTTTGATGAAAAATGTAATCCAACTATTCAATTTGGCTTAGAGGTTGTATTAGAAAAACAAATTGGTGCTTATCCTAAAACACCAGTTCATTTGCCAATATCTATCACTTATCAATCAGATAGAGAGGTTGCTATTGAATTTACCAGCACATCTAAACCAGCAAAATTCATTGTCTCATTAAATGAAGATAAGCCTTATAAAGATGTCATTGAAGCTTACAAACAAATCATCTTGAGTTTTTTTAGTGTATAGATGGTCATAGCCTGCACCACGCAGGATTTTTTATTTGACACCGCCCCTATTCAGTATTAAACTACTCCCACTTTCAAACGAAAGTCGGGATTGGCGTCCTGAATAACACGGCGGTTAGAAATGATAGTCGCCTAAATGGTGGCTTTTTTTATAGCCGAAAATCAGAAAATCAAACCTTTAAAAAGGGTAACTCAATTTGAGACCCCCTTTAAAAAGTAGTCAATGATGGGCTGATTGAGGGATCGAAAGATCGCCGTTCATCCGTGTTACGGTACGCCAACCTTGATCAGTTCATCACCAGTAATTGGCGTTACTCGTGATGAGTTTAAAAACTTAAACACGGAGACAGTCAAATGACTACATTAACATTTCAAAACACTTCTCTTTCGGTTATCAATCAGAACAATCAAATTTGGTTCTCTGCCTTAGACATTGGCAAAGCACTTGGTTATTCAAATGGCGATATTGGTGTCAAAAATATCTATAATCGACATCAAGATGAATTCACTCCTTGTATGACGACTCTTATTGACACTCAAACAAATGGCGGAATTCAGAAAGTCCGTATTTTCTCATTACGTGGCACTCATCTAATTGGAATGTTAAGCCATACCAAAGTCGCCAAAGCGTTTAGAAAATGGGTGCTGGATATTTTAGATCGTGAAACCGCACAACCAAAACAACTGACTTTGCCTGAACCAAAACCACGTGGAATTTTACTCGATGAAGAAGCATTTTATGTTGTCGCAAAAGCAATAGCTAAATTAAATGAATCTACATTTGAGTGGGAAAAAATGATGGATTTGTTTTCAGAACTTGAAAGCCACAGAAACTATAAGACAGCATTTAATCTCGGTGTTGCTAGTTATAATCTTGCACAAAGTTCAGAGAAAATCATTATGAAAAATCTAGTGCAGATGAGAAATAAAGTATGGAAAAAAGAGATTGAAGACTTTATTTTTTCTAACCCACATCTACAAAATCATACAGAAAATAAACTAGTTCACTACTTACGTTAAAACTCCCGAGAAACCGACCGCACTTTTCCAGTGTGGCGGTTTCACTCAACCTAAATTCAGTAAATTGACCAAAAAGGAAACAAAAAATGAATAAATTATTAATCTCATTTTACAGATGGCTTGGCTTTATCGTTCTTATCGTGGCTATTTTTCTTAGCACTCTACTTGTCTTTGCCTATTTTCACCCAGCGTTTGCTCAATATGGAAAACTCTCCCCCGAAGCACAGCTTGCTTACGATGAAGAAATGGCAAGAATTGAATGGATTTCACGCAAGGGCGACATACCGCCACCGCCTACCCAAGCCGATGTAGACTACATGCAAAAATACACCGAACAACTACAAGCACAGTATGACAAGGAGGGGAAATGAAGATGAATAGCTACAAAATCCAAATTTTACAAAATCCAATCAGTAAAAAATTTTATGGGGAAGTTTGGGTAGATGATAAGAGAGAGTACCGCACGTGCAAGCCGATGGTGAGCGAAATCATCGCCATTAAAGCGACAAACAAAGCAATCGACATCATCAACATGACAAAAGAATTAAAAGGGATAAAGAAACTACCTATGCTTCAGGAGAAACAGGGCGTTCCGGCTATTGAATGGAAAAATCCAAGGTTAAGTGCGGTAATCAAGAGAGAGCGAGGTAAAACAATACGCAAGGTTCAACATTGTCAATTTGATGAAGAGGGTAATTTATCTATTAAGTTAGATCGCCAAACAAGACATCACAGCGTATTAACCTTTGACTTAGCCTCTATTGAAAAATTAAAAACGCTACTTTTAAAAGGAAAGAAAAAATGAACGATATGCAATTAATCCAAGCGGTAGATAGACATTTTGACCATATGGCAGAAGCATATTTTGGTGAAGACATTGAGGATAGTTTGGAATTTAAACGAGTGCGTACCGAAGTTTTGATGGAACTACAAGATCCAAACAGCCAAATTTACAGCCAATTTTATGATGAGTTAGACAATAGCGAAGATTACCATATCGCACTTGGGAGCGGTGCGATGATGGATATTATCGAAACAAGGCAACAAGCTATAGAAAAAGTGATCAAGGCACAATTTAAGCGAAAAATGGAAGCATTATAGGAGATGAGAAAATGACAAATCAATCCCAAGTAACAAAAAAACAAGACAAATTCCCAATTAGGACATTTTTTGAAAAGCCGGTGGTTAAGAAAAAAATTGAAGAATTAGTGAGTAAAAACGCCTCAAGTTTTACTGCCAGCGTTCTGCAAATTGTGAACAATCACTCACTATTAAAAAATGCTGACCCGATGACAGTCTTTAACGCCGCTTGTATGGCGGCAACCTTGCAATTACCGCTGCAAAATGGTTTAGGGTTTGCCTACATCGTGCCATACAAAAATAACAAGACAGGCAAATATGATGCCCAATTTCAACTTGGTTATAAAGGACTAATCCAATTGGCACAGCGTTCAGGACAATTTAAACGCCTTGTGGCAGTCCCTGTGTATGAGAAACAACTCATTACTGAAGACCCAATCAATGGTTTTGAATTCGACTGGAAACAAAAACCTGAAGTAGGTGAACTCCCTATCGGCTACTATGCTTATTTCCGACTGCTCAATGACTTTACAGCGGAATTATATATGACCCAACAAGAAGTCAATGAACATGCCAAACGATACAGCCAAACCTACCGCACTTATTTGCAGAAAAAAGAAAAAGGGCAGAGGGCAAGTAGTGTTTGGGCGGATAACTTCGAGGCTATGGCATTAAAAACCGTAATGAAATTACTGCTCTCCAAACAAGCACCGCTTTCCGTTGAAATGCAACAAGCGGTACTGGCAGATCAGGCAGTGGTAAAAGACGTGGAAAAAGCCGAGTATAGCTATCCTGACAACGAAATCCAAGACGCTGAATTTACCGATTTGAAAGTCACGGATGAACAGTTTGAGAAATGCAAACAAAATATCGTCAATAAAGAAACTACGCTACAAGATTTGTGTGATAACGGCTTTGAGTTTAGTCGTGAGCAGTATGCCGAATTGGAGAAATTAGAAAATGAATAATCTGTATCATCTTAAAGTACGATGTTCATCGCTGCACAAAATCATCGGCGAACCAAAATCTAAAGCCGACAAAGAAGCAGGCAAATTGACCGATACGGCTAAAAGTGCGGTACGAGAAATGGCAAAGTTTGACCTGTTCGGTTATAACGCCTTTGAGGGCAACAAATACACCCAAAAAGGCAACGAACTAGAAGAACAGGCGATCAAACTCAGTGGTGTTACTCGTGGACTTGCACTGAAAAAGAACACCGAACGCAGAGAAAACGAGTTTATCACAGGAGAGTGTGATATTTATGTCCCCAGCAGAAAACTCATCATCGATACAAAATGCTCGTGGGATATTGGCTCACACCCTTTTTTCACAGATGAAGCACAAGAAAAAGCCAAAAAAGCGGGCTACGACATTCAAATGCAAGGCTATATGTGGCTTTGGGATTGTGACCAAGCACAAATTGATTTTGTGCTGTTTCCTACACCATTAAATCTTATTTCAGCTTATGACAGTGATTTTAAGTTGATTGACTTAGTGGAGCAAATCCCTCAAATCAGACGTATTACGACTGTAATTATTCAGCGAGATAACGAACTCATTGACAAAATCAAAGAACGCGTAAGTGCCGCACAAAAATACTACGATCAGCTTATTTCGGAAATGAGTTGATTGAAAAAATTAATCCGACAAACGACGTTAACAAACAAGGAAATTTAATATGAAAGACCAAGTTCAAAAAAAATACGAACTTCTTCAAAATGATACTATTCAACAGAATGGTAAAACACTCTACCGAATTAAAGCATTAATCTCTTTTGGTGATATAAAGGCGGGTAAGCTGGGCGGTTATATTGAGAAAGAGGAAAATCTAAGTCACGAGGGAAATGCTTGGGTGTCCGACAATGCTAAAGTGTTTGGCAATGCTAGAGTGTATGGCAATGCTGAAGTGTTTGGCAATGCTAGAGTGTATGGCAAGGCTAGAGTGTATGACAATGCTAGAGTGTATGACGATGCTGAAGTGTTTGGCATTGCTGAAGTGTATGGCATTGCTGAAGTGTGTGAAAATGCTATAGTGTATGACAATGCTAGAGTGTATGGCAATGCTGAAGTGTTTGGCAATGCTAGAGTGTATGGCAAGGCTAGAGTGTATGACTATGCTATAGTGTGTGACACTGCTGAAGTGTTTGGCAATGCTAGAGTGTATGGCAAGGCTAGAGTGTATGACTATGCTATAGTGTGTGACACTGCTGAAGTGTTTGGCAAGGCTAGAGTGTATGACTATGCTATAGTGTGTGACACTGCTGAAGTGTTTGGCAATGCTAGAGTGTATGGCAAGGCTAGAGTGTATGACTATGCTATAGTGTGTGACACTGCTGAAGTGTTTGGCAAGGCTAGAGTGTATGGCAAGGCTAGAGTGTATGACTATGCTATAGTGTGTGACACTGCTGAAGTGTTTGGCAATGCTAGAGTGTGTGGCAAGGCTAAAGTGTTTGGCAATGCTAGAGTGTGTGACACTGCTTTGGTGTGTAGAAGTGACTTTATATGTAAAAATGCATTTATCTCAAAAGAAAGTGATGTCTTTTCCGCAAGTTATGTAGGAAGGGAAAACGGCGTATTAACTGTGTATAAAACCGAAAATGAATTGTATGCAACACGAGGCTGTTTTGTTGGTCCGGTGGAGGAGTTTTTGCAACAATCCGCCAAGGTCCATGATGAGAAAACTCATCGGGAATATCAGCTGCTGATTGAGGTAGCGAGAAGTCGCATTCTTAAATAAGACAATCAAATTTTTTATTGAAGTAACAATGTTCACCTACGGCTCAATTTGTTCAGGAATTGAAGCAGCAAGTGTGGCGTGGCAAGGCTTAGGCAAGCCTTTATGGTTTGCTGAAATTGAACCTTTCCCGTCCGCTTTACTTGCTTATCGATACCCTGAAATCCCAAATCTAGGCGATATGACCGCCTTGCCTGAAAAAATCCTAAATCGTGAAATCAAAGCCCCTGACGTGTTAGTTGGGGGTACACCTTGCCAAGCATTTTCGGTTGCGGGCAAGCGAGAAAGCCTTGATGACGAGAGAGGAAATTTAACTTTAGCTTTAATCCATATTTTAGAGGCAATAGATTATGTCAGAAATCAAAATGGACAACCGCCTTGCGTGCTCGTCTGGGAAAATGTACAAGGTGTCTTATCTACCAAGGACAACGCATTCGGACACTTTTTGGCTGGACTGGCTCAAGAATGTCAGCCATTACAACCTTCAGGGGCAAGATGGACAAACTCTGGTTATGTGCATTCAGCCCGTACTATCTGTTGGCGAGTCCTCAATGCTCAATACTTCGGCGTTGCCCAACGACGTAAAAGAGTGTTCCTTGTGGCAAGTGCTAGAAGGCGAAGTGTCGCACAAATACTTTTTGAGCAAAAGAGCTTGCGAGGGGATTTTAATCAGAGCCAAGAAGAGGGGAAAAGTTCTGCCAAAAATATTGGTGAATGCTCTTATGGAGCGTATCCACCAATAATCTGCAAAGACAAGGATCACACTGTAGGAATTGGTATCGCACCTACAATGACTGCATCACAGTATAAGGTGTTATTCGAAGTCAAAGGCGAAGAGGCTGTGCGAATTGCAGATAAACCAATATCACCAACATTAAAAGCAAGAATGGGGACAGGTGGAAATAATGTACCTTGCATTTGCCAACCATCTATTATTCGCAAGCTCACTCCAACCGAATGCGAGAGATTGCAGGGTTTTCCTGATAATTGGACACTAATCCCATATCGCAACAAACCGATTGATGATTGCCCCGATAGTCCACGTTATAAAGCTATCGGTAACTCAATGGCAGTCCCTGTAATGCGATGGATTGGGGAGCGACTAGTAGATTATTTAAAACAACCATAGCCACCCGCTAGGGTTTATTTTTTGGAGGAAATATGGCAAGCAGCAAAAAGCCACGAAAAAAGCACAATAAAAACAAAATGAAACTGCTAGCAAGTGATAGAGTAAGCAAAAATTCCTTTATTTTTAGTGCTATAAAATTAGGCTCGGACGGACAAATTTGGGTTAAAAATGGAGTACCTCAAATAATGGGGAAAACCACTCTACAAGATTTTAACCTTACTTTTCGCACATCTCGCCCATGGTCACTTACCTTTGGTTTAGCTTATCGTAATATCCAACAACAAACCTTTTGTCGCCTTGAGCATGTTGCTCTATCGAATTGCTTACCCTTTGATAGTGAAGGAATGAGCAAATTTCTTGATGATGAGATAAATAAAATGATTGCAGAGCACGAGCAAGAACATGTGCTTACACCATTTTTTATCGCAAGTCCTGAAAAACATGAATTTACCGATGAAGAAATTGATAAGTTGCTACATATCAGTAAGGTTTTTGACACACTGAAAACACCTTATGAGGTAGATATATTGCGAACAAAAGGCATGGAGGAATTGCGACAGATAGATCCAATCCCCTTTTGTACTGAACGCACTTGGAAAATATTACGCCAAAACGGTATAGCGGATTTTTCACAAGTGCGGTTACAAGGATTAAATGAAATTATCAAGATAAAAGGAATTGGTAAAAAACGCTGTGATGAATTGATCGAAGGTTATCACAAACTATTAGAACATCATGGCAGAAAGGGCGATATAGACAGTTTGCTGGAGTTTGAGGCTCAGATCCAAATACATCAGCAAGCTATGCAGAGATTAAAAAGGAAAGAATAAGAGGTTGATATGGAAAGAATATTAAGAATAAAAGATGTATGTCAAAAAACAGGCTTACCGAGATCGACAATTTATGCAAGAATAAAACAAGGCACTTTCCCAGCACAGCTAAAATTAGGTGCTCGATCTTCAGGCTGGAAGGAAAGTGAATTAGATTTATGGATTGAGCAAATCCAATCCGCCCGCCCCGAGTAAACAAGGTCTCACTGAGGATTTTTCAACAAAATTCCCCCACCATTCAATATATTGTCGCTTTTGCTTTTCGTATGTGCTGCGGTCATAAGCTGTACGCACTTTGTCGCCTTTAACATGCGAAAGCAAAGCCTCAATAATTTCTACGTTAAATTCATTCTCATTTAATGCTGTGCTAGCGATAGATCTAAATCCATGTGCACATAAAATTCCTTGGTAGCCCATTTTTCGCAATGCTTTATTAATAGTTTCGCTGCTCATATTTGTTGTAAGATCTCCATTTTTAGGGAAGACAAAATCACAATTTCCCGTTATTGGACGCATTATGTTCAGTATGTTTATTGCTTGCTGGGATAAAGGAACTAAATGAGATCGCTTTTTCCCTTTCATACGATCTTTTGGAATAAGCCAAGTTTTATTCTCAAAATCAATTTCTCGCCACATAGTTCCAGCAGCTTCACTTGGTCTAACCATCGTCAATAATTGCCATTCCAGCAAGCAACGAGTTTGTAGCTGAATATTTGCTTTATTTACGGATTCTAAAAATTTGGGTAGTTTATCTGGATGGATAGATGGACGATGCTGGACCTCTCCGCTAGGGAATAACTCTTGAAGATTTGCAGTCGGGTTAAATTGGATCAAGCCAGCATTTACGGCAAAACGCATAATTTCATTAAGCCCACGAATAACTTTTTTTAGCATTTCAAATTTTTTATCATCAGCTAATTTTTGCAATTTCATCCTTGTGAAAGGTGCTGTAATATCAGATATAGGCATATTTCCTAAATGAGGGAATAAGTGCAATTCCAACAATCTCCACTGATCTTTCATTGTATCAGCTTCAACTTTGCTTGATTTCATTTCACGCCAATCTTTAGCTACACCAATCAACGTATTGCATTGATTAAAAATTGCTTGTTCTTTCTGCTTAAAAATGTAATCCTGCGGCTCTATATCTTTAGCCAGTAACGCACGATATTCATCACGTTTAGTACGAGCATCGAGTAATGAGGTTTCAGGATAACTTCCCAATGAAATTAATTTACGTTTTTTAAGTAAATCATAATAATTAAATCGCCATAATTTAGAACCGTTTGATTTAACTAATAAATAGAGACCTTGCCCATCAGATAACGTATAATCTTTATCTTTAGGCTTAGCGTTTAAAATTTTAGTATTAGTTAACTGTATGATTTGTCTAGCCAT